CACCTCCACCTCCACCTCCACCTCCACCTCCACCTCCACCTCCACCTCCACCTCCACCTCCACCGCCACTGCCACCTCCTTTCATACGTAAGAGTCTTCTTCCACCACCCTGTACTACTTCTGGTAAAAATCTAGATACAGCAGCTACTGCAGTTGCTGCAGCCCCAAAAAAACCTCCGATTGTTTCCCTTGCTAATTTCCAAAAATTAAATCCATCAACCGAATCTTTCAGTTCTTCTACCGCCTTTCTCTGTATAGCTGGCCCCCCTGGCGGATACACAAGAACTTTTGGAGAGCGTGGCCTAGGCGAAGCAGATCTAGATCTAGGCTCTTCATGAGTATCTGTTATTGCCGTTAGAAACGATTCATCTGTTAATGCAAATAAGATCTTATATTTTGTCCATAAGAGATATAAATCAATATCATTGAACGTATCAACCGTTTTGTTAATTATTCTTAATATGTTATCAATTCTTGGCATGAGTTTATAATCATCAGGCCTATTCGCATCAGGTACTATCCTCTGCCCACTTGCAAGAGGAAGAACTTGACCACACTGAAAATGCTCATCTGCAGATGCATTAACTTCTGCAAAAAAAGAAGTTATAACATCTGTATTTATAGCATATCTGGACCGTTCTGCTGTATTCGTAAAGAACGGTCGTTCTAGTTTAATAAAGTCGTAATTAGATTTAACTCTATTACAACATCTATGGGACCATGAATATTCTAATTTTAAAATTTCACGTTCTGCTGGTGTATAATTTTCTATTCTTTCTTGAACTAACCATAAATGCGATAAGGCAGTAATCACAGGCAGAACATGTTCGCATTCCATAGTTGGTTCTCCAGCGGGAATAGTGCGACCACATAAATAACATGTTTTATGAGGGGCCGTATCTTGAAGGAAATGAACATCACTTCTGACCTCGCCTAAGGCACGTATACATTGTTGTTGATTCGTGGGTTTAACTAATTCTTCATCTCTCCATTTAGGAAAAGATACATTAAATACTGTATTTAACCAGTCGGCATAACTAGTAGTGTGTGCATTCTGATTCCAATTATTTCTTACAGGTACAGCTGTTAAAAAATTTAAAAGGAAATCTGCACTTTTGAAATAATTTAAACGTTTAGCAAGATGATATTGCTGGTCCGCTGAAAGATTTGCGGTCTGTATTTTTTTATGCAATCTATCAATAATTAGAGCTTGAATTTTTTTAGCCGCAACCACTATAGTCGTTGTAGGCCCACCAGATGTAACTTTAACAGAATCTATAAACGATTGATATGTAGTAATACTTAATTGTTGAGGCAGGGAACTTGCCGTAGATCCTACAAATGGCGTTGCCATCTCCCTTAATTTACGCACATATCTTTATCATAAGCTCACAGAGAGTATGATAAAGGTATAGTATTATTCTTATCTTACAGATCTAGTTGCTTATACACGGGGAAAGCCAACCATGTTGGCACCCAGACCGAAGCCGGCGCCCTGGCGAGCCGTCAGCCCAATGCTCGGGGCCAGAAGATCCAGCAGAGCGAAGGTCACAGCGGCCACGATGGACACAGCCAGGATCTCCTCCACATTCAGCTTCTTCTGGGGGATGATAAACGTGGCCAGAGCTACAGCCAGACCCTCAAGGAAGTACTTTATGGCGCGAGTTACAAGCTCGGTTACAGTAAAGCCGTCCATTATACTTAGGCTAGCTAAAAAGTTTTTGGCTCGGTTGATTTAAAGATAGACTTTCGTATGAGTGTATAGAAGATGGAGGTCCCCAAGGTATTTCTGGAGCCAGACGATGAGATCCGGGGGCAGAAGTTCATTTGCCTGAGTTTCCTCAGCCCTGAGAAGGTCTTGAAGGATAAGAACCAGTACTTCTTTAGCAAGTTCCTGGAGTTTTACGCTCTGGATTACAAGGTCAAGGCAACGGAATCCTTTATTATGGGCCAACTCCGGGATCTGCAGAATGTATTAGCCGATGTCCATCTGGATCTTGAGAATCTTAACACTGCCACTGAGACTGCCGGGACGCACTATCAGAATGAGCTAAATGCCAAGGCAAGGGTCACTGATGTCTCTGGATCTGTATCCTCGGAGCCCTCTGATCTCTCTGGATCTGTATCCTCGGAGCCCTCTGATCTCTCTGGATCTGTACCTGCTGTCGCAGAGCCAGTGAATCCCCTTAAGGATAATGCAAAGGCCCTCAAGGAACTGGCAGATAGGCTTGCTAAGACTCGGGGTACTCTGGCCCAGAAGACTGCAACCTCCCTAGACGAGCATGTAAAGGCTAATATGTCCGATTTCCGGGAGTCTAAGATCCTGGAGGCCTACGAGAGCTACATGGTAGTGAATAAGCAGAAGCTAGAGGACGAGTTCCATAAGATGAATAACTTCCGGACAACGGTGCGTGGCCTGAAGTGCCGTGGTACCTACTCTACCCATGAGCAGGCTACCGAGAGAGCAAAGGCCCTTCACAAGAAAGACCCTCACTTTAATGTCTACGTCGGCGAGGTGGGCCAGTGGCTTCCCTGGGACCCCGAGCCGGATGAGGTTGCCGATCAGCAGTACAGCAATGAGCAGCTGAATTCTCTGATGCAGTCTTACAGAGAGAATGCGACCAAACGTGATGAGTTCTTTGAGGAGGAGAAGCGTCAGCGTATCGCAGAGGCAAATGCGGCAGCAAAGGAGGCCAAGAAGGCCACCTTCGGAGAGAAGGGCAAGGAGATGGAGGCAACTGAGATTGCACGCGAGTTATTCGATGGTGCACCCGATCTCGCTGTACAGCGCAAGGCCGAAAATACCATACAGCACTCATAAAATATAGGGCCTAACTATAAGGATGGCTCAAACACGGAAAATTAAGAGACGGAGACGGTGGGGCTACCATCTTATCGTTGATGCGCGCGATTGTGACCCCGTAGCAATTCGTTCTAAGGAGACAATTAGAGCCTTTGTGAAAGAGCTCGTGCCGACTATAGATATGGTTGCATTCGGCCAGCCTCAGATAGTCAGGTTTGGAACTGGAAGATTAAGGGGGTACACTCTTGTACAGCTTATTGAGACATCTGATATCACAGCCCACTTCGACGAGGAATTTAATGATGTCTTTCTCGACGTATTTTCTTGCAAGGAATTCAAGGTTGCAGATGCTATGGCTGTCTTCACTAAGTATTTTAGTCCTAGCTCAGTCAAGAAGCGGTTTCTAACAAGAAAGGCTTAGCCTAGACGGCGTCCCTTGCCTGGAAAGAGATCTGGTTTTGGATTTGATTGTGCTGAAAACATCTGACTAAAGTCTATCTCAGTGACTGGATCAGCGTTAGTGACTAGATCAGCGTTAGTGACTACAGGATCAAAGGGAATCAGGTCCAAATTTACATCACAATCTAATATACATGCAGCCGATACTTCTGTTCCGGCTGCTTGTATAGAAATAATATCATACGTGCCACTGATCAGAGGCAACTCTGCACCAACAGAAAGACAGGACCAGGAGGAGAGAGCCGCAGTCATATCTTCAAGGCTCGTAGTCTCTCTATCTCTGGGCTTTAATGAGATCGAGGTAGCAATAGGCAGAGTTACGACCTCCAATTCTACAAATTCAGTAGGCTCTCCTACTAAGGACCACATCCAGGAAGGAATACGACAGCCTCTGATTTCAGCTGGAACAATACGCCCAACAGCAGAACCATTGATGCGCATGAAGGTCGGTGTATCATTAGAGGTCGCGAGTTGCTCCCACAGTTCAAGAGGGACCTGAATCTGATCTGACATATTTTGATCGGATTTATCATAGACTAGTACATCTAGGTACATTGCAAAAGCTAACTATAACAGGCCCGTAATCAACTTTATGCATATCTGCGAAGTTGACGGGATGTCATCGTTTACTTGAGGTGGATACTAGCGAGTTCGAAAAATCGGGAGGATCAGTACGTTGTATGACCTTATCTAGTTGAGGCTCACGCGGATAGTATTTTGCATCTAGGGCATCGCGGGCCGCCTTGAGTTTAGCAACGGCCTGGTCAATTTCCTTGGTTTCGCCGGTACAAGGCTTAGAATAGCCAGATCCAATGGCTTTTTTAAGACGACAAGACATTTACTATGAATATAGAAAAACTATATTTATATTAGATATGGCAAAGAAACCTCTTCTTATTACTTTTATGTATGCTCTTATCTGTTTAGCTCTGTATATATTACTATTTAGAATAGAGGGGTTTGCATATACTTGTACATGTACAGAAAATGCGGGGCCTGCATCTGGTCCTGCTACCGCATCTGGTCCCGCTACTGCATCTGGTCCTGCTACTGCATCTGGTCCTGCTGCAGTAGATCTTGCAAAATTTATGTATAAAGAGGTCCCTGCAGGAGGCTGTCCACCTGGATTAAGTGCTATACAATGGGGCCCAAAGAAAATATGCGGTTGTGCTGGTAATGAACAGATTTTAGAAAATAATAAATGTCAGTGCCCTAGTGGAACTACGTATAAAGCATATTCAGAAAAAACAGATAGTTTTGAAGGTGTATGTGTATGTAATGAAGGAACATATGCTCCACCCCCATCTATTCGGGGCAATCGTATGACTACAAGTCATATCCCGCTAAAATGTATATCGAAATGTCCTGATAAATCAACCTTATATACGGATAACGAGGGTGGTGTAATAATTAAAACCTGTTATTTATAATAAAAAGGCTGTTTGCTAGTCTTGATATCCGGTATACTATACACAATTCCTAAAAAGAGATTTTATATGGTAGTATTCGTTCATACTTTAATCTTTCTGGCCATATATCAGGTGCTATCTATAGAAGGGTTTACATATGTTAATAATGTCTATAACAGGTTCTGATATTGGCCCTTACACATATGTACACATGCCCGGCAGGAATATTCTCTTCCAACCCTATTAAGAAATTCCTACGACTTTACTAGGAATATGAAACGGGGTTATCTTATTACTTTCACATATACTCTTATCTGTTTGGCCCTGTATCTGATTCTGTATAAAGTAGAAGGGTTTTCGTATAGTTGTACTTGTACTGAAAATGCTGGTTCTCCACCTCCTGGAACTCTACCTGGTTCTCCACCACCTGGTTCTCCACCACCTGGTTCTCCACCACCTGGTTCTCCACCACCTGGTTCTCCACCACCTCCACCTCCTGCTCCTGCACCTGCTCCTGCTCCTCCTGCTCCACCTCCTGCTCCTGCGGCCCCTCCGTCAAGTGAATGTTATTTTAAAACATATGGTGTAGTAAAAGATGTTTTGGGATGGCCAGTATTAGTAAATGGCAATAATTGTCTATGTCCTCCTGGAAGTGGGTATTATGCCTTTTCTCAACGTCAAAATAATAGGACTGGAGCATGTATGTGCAATCCTGGAAAAATTATGACAGGAAGTATAGAAAAACCTACATGTGTAGATAGTTGTCCCTCTGGAACTACAAGTCAGCCCTATACTCTTGGAGAGTATTCAGGTAATATGTGTAAGGGTTAAACAAAAAGATATCAAGACATCATAGTATAGTCATAAAACCGGTGACTATACTAGGATTATGAAACATATATTTAACAAAAAGATGGAGTATAATAGAGAATGCTTCCAGTATATCTGGGCATTTTATTCTTTATCTTGACACCTGGTGTCCTATATACTGTTCCTAAGAAATGGTTCTTTCATGTTATCTTCATTCATATACTTATCTTTCTGGCCCTCTATCAGTATCTAACAATAGAAGGATTTCTCCTTAGTTGTTCATGTTCAGAAAGTCCTCCTCCCTTTCATTGTGGATGCGAAGAAGCCTCTCCAGTCACTCCTCCTCCTCCACCTGCTCCACCTGTAATTGCCCCGGCACCTCAGCCGAGGCCGTCACCGCCGCCGCCGCCACCTCCACCACCGCCACCACCTCCACCACCTCCACCACCGCCACCTCCCCCGCCGCCGCGGCCGCCACCGCCACCACCGACAGCTCCGCCTCGCCCGCACGCGCAAAGTTCGCCGCCCACTCCCGCGCCTAAAGCAGATCTGGTCTCATTTTACATGAGAAATCAACCTGCTGCCGGTTGTCCATCAGGTTTAGTTTCCATAGTTCAGGGCCGTTCAAATGTATGTGGCTGTCAAGGGTTTGGTCAAAATATTACAAATAATCAATGTGAATGTCCTACGGGGACATCTCTCTATGATTTTCCTAATAATCGAACCGTACAAGGTGTAAAGAAAGTATGCAAGTGTAAACCTGGGTCGTTTAAACATATTACTAATAGAAATACTGGCCAATTTGAATGTGTATCTTCTTGCACTGGTAATAAAAAGAAAATGTTAGACTCACTAATGGGAGATTCGTGTGTGTATTAGAAAATCTATGTAATGAACGTTCAATTACGGTGAACGTTCAGCTGGTAAGCGAAGCGGTTACCCAATAGGGTAAGCGAAGCGGTTACCCAATAGGGTAAGCGAAGCGGTTACCCAATAGGGTAAGCGAAGCGGCCAGCTGTCAGTTCCTATGAACGTTCAGCTGGAACTTCCGCTTATTCCCACCCGTTGTCGGATCAAAGTCTTCCACCTCCTCCCCATCCTTCATATTATTAGCCGAATGGGCCCAGAGCTCTGGTGCACACAGCTTAAAATCCGGCCTCGACTGTGCCTTGTACCAAAACACCTGGTCCTCCAGCTTATTTGATTTTGCATTATTATCGATTACCAGACATTCATAATTTTCAGTGCACTGATTCATTACCTGGCAGAAAGAATCATAGTCTGGAAACATACCGGCATACTGCTCATACAACTTTCGCCGATTGTTCATGATATTCTCACGCAGAATAAACACGTAATCAATATTGGTTCTCAGATTAGGCGGAATACCGAGCGCATACTGCATTGTAATAATGAACATCGTGTGTACGTGACGGCCGTTCATGAAGAGGTAGCGTACATTCTTATCCTTGATCCACGAATTATCATAGAGGCAGTCATCCAGAATCAAGAAATTTCTGGGGTCCACTGAGGTCGTACCCCTCTCACCCAGATCCTTCGCAATCTTCTTTGCAATTAGCTTCTGACGCTTCAATACATTGGCGATGACAAGAGGAGAATACTCGTCATGAACAAAGAGTGGCGGAACCATCTTACTATAGAACTGATTCGCCCCCTCTGTACCGGATATCACAGTACCACAAGGCAGACCCTGGTTATGCCATAGGAGATCCTTGACTAAGAAAGATTTACCGGTCTCACGCTTTCCGATCAGGACCACCACCTTGTCATGCTTGATCCGGGACATATCGAATTTCTTGAGACGAAGATTCAGTCGCTTGGGCCCGCCTCCGTTTTGCATCTGTATAGGTTACGCATTTTGGTTTCATCTCATACGCGGTTCACAGATGAGATAAGATTCATTCTAAGCTTCAGATGTCTGATGACCTCCGGCCCTATTACATTCAGCGACTGGCCCCTGAGGGCATGCAGTCTTACTTCCCGAGTCTAGAAGTCCTCTTTCCTTCCCTTCAGGAACATACCAAGGGATCTCCCACTCTAGCTGCCACCGAATTAATTGTTGATATCAGTGGCTCTAAGGCAACAGTGGAAAACTTAGTCACCAAGGCTCTTAGCACCAAGGAGATCTGGACCCGCCAGATTCATCTGGTCGACCCGGTAGATGTGATGGCTGGCGAGCTAATCCTTCCCAAGGATGGGTCCCTGCCTACCTTTCGCAATGCCTGGCAGACCACTCTTCGCAAGATCAATGATCCCTATAATGAGGCCTATACCGCCACAGTTGCATCTAATCTAGCAAGTCGTCTTGTTGAACTGGATCTTTCTCCTCATTTTTGCCGATTCTACGGAACCTATTCGGCACGGGTCCCAGAGTATCGCTTTAATCTCACAGACTATCTTGAGGATATCGAGCAGGAACCCTGGTTTGCCTCTGGAATTAAGTCAGGGGCCTTCAAGGTTCTTGCTGTAGATCCTGACACTCAGGAAGAGGGACCCTTTGAGCCCTGGCATCCGAAGGAGAGAAAGCCGATTGTTACAGGAGAAGATGAGATCAGCCTAGATTCTGAGGGCGAGGGTTCTGAAGAGTCTGAATCTGTGGATGATACTCTTACGGCGACAAGCGAGGTCGGCTCGGATGATATTCCTACTGATGGAGAAGTGGTCCTTTCTAGGCCCAGACTCCGTCTAGAACGATCGAATGCAATCAGCCCCTCTTCGTCTAGTTCTAGCTATTCTGATGAACCCTATCTAAATTATATCGCTATCCTGAAAGACTTCCCTGTGCAGCTAACATATCTGGAGCGATGCGATGGCACCATGGACAAGCTCATGGACGATGAGCACGATAAGCCGACCCAGGATATGATTGAGACTCGGGATCAGAGATGGACTGCATGGATCTATCAGGTCGTCGCAGCTCTCACGGTGGCCCAACATCACTATGATCTAATCCATAATGATCTTCATACGAATAATATTGTATGGTCTGGTACGGAGGAGACTCACTTATACTATCATGTTAAGGGATCTGTTGGTGGTGATCGGTTTTACAAGGTGCCGACCTATGGTCGTCTCTTTAAGATTATTGATTTCGGTCGTGCAACCTTCCGTGTAGGCTCGGGGCCAGTCTGGTTTCCTGATGTATACGGTCCTGAGGCCGATGCGGAGGGCCAGTATAACTGCGGAGAGTTCTTTGACAAGAACAAGCCCAAGGTAAGTCCGAACAAGTCCTTCGACTTATGCCGTATGGCTATCGCCATGTTAGAGGCCGTATGGCCTAAGGCTCCTGCCCCTGCTGAGCCTAAGCGTATCCTTACAAGTGAGCCTGGTCATGATCAGCATGAGACAGTATCGGCAATCTGGAATCTCCTATGGATGTGGCTAACAGATAAGGAGGGCAAGAATTTACTACGGACACCCAGTGGCCGTGAGCGCTATCCTGAGTTTGATCTGTACTGTGCTATCGCCGCTACGAGTGAGAATGCCGTACCAGCCCAGCAGCTTACTCGTCCCGTATTCGATGATGCCTTCAAGGTACGTCAGAAGGATATCCCTGCAGATGTCAAGGTCTGGAGCCTTCAGGCACACCCACCAAAGACGAAGAAAAACAAGAAGTAAGAATAGTATGAGACGTAATATTCATTTTGTTGCAATGGTCTTAGTTATGTTTGGAGCCTTTGCTGGTATTTTTCTAATGATCGGCAAGGTGAATCTGATTCAGAGTCTGCTAGGCCCAACATTAGCTCGTATTATCTATGTCGTGATAGGTCTGGCGGCTCTCTATGTAGCCTTTCAGCGGGAGACATATCTACCCTTTCTGGGTGAGACAGTGATTCCGTGTTCAGTACTCCAGGCCCAGGTGCCAGAACATGCTGATACTGATGTTGCAGTTCATGGACTGGTGCCCGGTGCAAAGGTGTTATACTGGGCATCGGAGCCGGCTACGGATGGACTGGCGAGAATCAATGATTGGCGCAAGGCTTATCTGGAATTTGCCAATGCTGGCGTGGCGGTAGTCGATGAGGCGGGCCACGTTGTTCTACGGATCAGGAAGCCGCAGCCGTATGCAGTCCCACTAAAGGGGCGTCTGGAGACCCACGTTCATTGGCGCACATGCGGAGATGCGGGTTTCCTGGGACCGGTGGAGACTACCGCAATTCCTGATAGGTAAGTAGATGGCAACACGCAAAAATCGGAAGTCCACCGTTCGTATTACTCTGAAAAGGGGCTTACTCAAAAAGCATGGCTACGTAAAGGTTGCGACCCTCTCCAAGGAGGCGAGGCATCGGGCTCTGACTAGCGCAGTAAAAGAATATGGTAGCCTAGCCACGTGGAGAATGATCAATGTGCTTTCGATCTTCTTTAAAAATGTAAATCCGACTCTGGCGGCCCTGTACAATGCGGACAAGGCATGGATTAAGAAGGAGTTTGGACTGACCAGTCAATGAGAATAACATCTTGACAGTTCATGGTCATAAAGGGGTTCAACGCCTCGGTGATCGTGGATTCTTCATGCCAGATACCCTTTGTATCTTGAATCATAAAGTGGCTCTTCACAGTGCAGCCTGGAAAGAGTTGTCTAAGCTCTTCGATAATTTCTGTAGCATTATCGAACAACATAGATGTATACGTATCCTTTGGTAAGGCGTTAATAACAGCCTGACCTGCTAGTGTTTTGGCAGAGTGTAAGGGTCTACGACGCGTAGAAACTAGGTACTTATATGACGTAGTCTCCTGAGTATCCGCAGTACGGAGAGCCTCATTATAAATACTTCTAACTGTAGTCTTAATGAAATGCTGACGATCGGCTTCAATCTTAGCGGCCCTGCGACCTTGTAGTTCTACACGAGATACAGGAATAAGATCCATTGATACCTTATATGGCTACAGTGGCCTTTCACCTTTTATCATTCAGACTAACGAGTCCTATTTGTAGCGGACCCACTTATACTTCTTGTTATAGTGACAGACCTAGATCGTGTTACCGTTGGTGTTATAGATCGTGTCATTGGGAATGATGACGCAACAGGAGTAAATGATCTGGTCAAAGACACAGTCAATGAAGTCGACCGTGTTAGAGTAACCGAGGTTGTAGGAGATACTGTAGGCGTCGGTAACAGACTGATAGATACTGTAACAGGCCCAGAACGTGTTAGAGTAATAGAAGGTGTTGGGCACCTGGTAACTGTAGGTGTGATAGATTGGGTCATAGGAAAGGTTGTAGGAATAGGAGTAAATGATCTCGTCAAGGATACTGTTAGTGACGTCGACCGTGTTAGAGTCACAGAGGGTGTAGGAGATACTGTAGGTGTCGGTAACAGACTAGCAGGAACGGTGGGCCCTACAGATCGTGTTAGAGTAATAGATGGAGTAGGACACCGAGTTACCGTTGGTGTTATCGAACGGGTCATAGGAAAGGTTGTAGGAATAGGAGTAAATGATCTCGTCAAGGATACGGTTAGTGACGTCGATCGTGTTAGAGTCACTGAGGATGTAGGAGATACTGTAGGTGTAGGTAACAGACTCGCAGGAACAGTGGGCCCAACAGATCGTGTCAGAGAAAGAGATGTAGTAGGGCACCTGGTAACTGTAGGTGTTATCGATCGAGTCATAGGAAAGGTTGTAGGAATAGGTGTAATTGATCTGGTCAAGGATACTGTTAGTGACGTCGATCGTGTTAGAGTCACAGAGGTTGTGGGAGATACTGTAGGTGTCGGTAACAGACTCGCAGGAACGGTGGGACCAACAGAACGGCTCAGAGTCAATGAGACGGTTAGTGAAGTCGACCGTGTTAGAGTTAGAGTACCAGAAGGAGATACTGTAAGAGTCGGTAATAAACTAGCAGGAACGGTGGGGCCAACAGAACGGCTCAGAGTTAAGGAAGTTGTAGGACACCGTGTTACTGTTGGCGATACGGACTTTGTCGCTACAAAGGAAGAAGGCACAGGACTTACCGTTCTAGATAGGGAGCCAGTGAGAGAAGTAGTTCGTGTTAGAGTTACAGAGGTTGTTCTAGAGACAGTATTTGCCTGACTAGATGATCGAGTCAGTGTTACAGAAACAGTTAGAGATGGGGATCGCGTATAAGTCAGTGATGTAGTAGGTGTCACTACAAAGGAGGACGGTATAGGTGACACCGTTCTAGATAGGGAGCCAGTGAGGGAAGTCGACCGAGTGAGAGACACTGTCTGCGTTACCGAACCTGAGTTTAGAGGTGTACCAGAACGAGTTAGGGTTACTGATAGAGTCAGAGATGATGAAGGTGTTCGAGTGGACCCAGAATTAGATCCAGTAAATGAGGCAAACGAATATGTTCTCGAAAGAGTATTCGTCTGAGTCAGAGTGATCGAAGGAGTTACTGAGATCGTTACAGAATATGATATAGCAGGCGAAGTAGAAGGACTGACTGACAGAGTGATAGGGGAAGCGGAGGACCAAGGAGATGCAGTAGGCCCAGGAGAAGCGGTTAGAACACTAGGACTAGCCGAATAGGATCTAACAGATGGTGTTGGTGATCCCGTCTGAGATTGAATACTCGGCGTTGTCGAAACTGACACTGACTGTGTAACTGACCCAGAGGTAGAACCCAGTACCGAAGATGTAACGGTAAGGATCGATGATGTAGAACCAGTAGGTCCCAGAGATCCTGTAGTCGAAACAGTAGGGGCTGACCCTGAACTAAGAGGTGATTGTGTTACTGTTGGAATAGAGGAAGTAGACCCCGTAGGTCTAACAGATCCAGACCATGAAGGGCTCTGACTAGGAGATCCTGTTAAGGATACAGGTGATCCAGATCCTGTAGTTGTCTGGGTCTGAGACTCTGACGGAGTCAGAGAGGCAGTGGTAGAACCAGGAGGACTGGGTGTTACCGTTAAAATCGATGAAGACGATTGAGAGGGCCTCAGAGATCCTGAGGTCGAAGGGGTAACGACAGTCCCCGTGGGTCTAACAGATTCAGAACCAAGAGAACTCTGACTAGGAGATCCTGTCACAGAGACCTGACTAGCAGAGCCTGTAGTTGTCTGGGTCTGAGACTCTGACGGAGTCAGGGAGGCAGTGGTAGAACCAGGAGGACTAGGTGTTACCGTTACAAATGATGAAGATGATGGAGAGGGACCAAGAGATCCTGTAACAGAAACGGTATGAACGGTCCCTGTGGCTCTAACAGAGTCTGTGATTGCTGCGCTCTCACTAGGAGATCCTGTCACGGAAATCGGTGAACCAGTACCAGTAGTTGTCTGGGTCTGAGATCCAGACTGACTTGGTGATCCTGAGGTAGAACCAGGAGGACTGGGTGTTACCGTTACAATCGATGAAGATGATTGAGAGGGGCCCAGAGATCCTGTAGTCGAGGTACTCTGACTAGGAGATCCTGTCACAGAAATCGGTGAACCAGAGCCTGTAACTGTCTGAGTCATTGATCCTGAAGGGGTCCAGCCTGATGCGGTCTGAGGAGGAGAAACAGAGGAAGACCGAGAGGGCGATCTAGAGGGACTCGGTGAACCCGAATCTGTCTTAGAAGGACTCGGTGATCCAGACACTGTCTTATATGAGGCACTTGGACTCACCGTTTTGGTTCTAACATTTGTCGTCGAGATTGTGTTCGTAACGGTCGGAGAGGGTGCGGCAGTCGCTGTTGGCTCTATAGAACCCGACGGTGTGACTGTAAGAGTTCCTGTAGTACAGACAGTACCTGACCCTGTACCCGTCTGACTTGCAGATACGGTCGAAGAATCCGAAGCTGACCCCGAAATCGTACTACTCTGAGATTCTGAGCCGGTTACCGATACAGATCCTGTATCACTATAGGAGATAGTAGGCCCCCCTGATTTAGTTACAGTACCAGATCTAGAGGATCTGCTCGTATAGGAAAGTGTCGTAGTCACCGTCATGGTTACGCCAGTCGGGAAGGTAGTCGGTGATACAGAACCAGATCCAGCGGTCGACGGAGACTCAGTGTTAGACCATATGGGTGACCTAGAGGATGATACTGAGACTGAACCGGAAATAGTTGATGTCTTAGACTGGGTTGTCGATGCGGTCACCGTCTTGGTAGGCTGTACAGAACCTGTGATAAGTGTGGTAGAAGAATCACATGGGCTGGTACTCTGGGTCTTGGAGGCTTGACCTGTATTAGTCTGCGTCACTGAACTAGTAGATGTCTTGGATGCAGAGGATGAACCTGTATCTGTTACTGTTGCGGTAGAGGTCTTACTCTGTAGGGCTGAGATCGAGGGGAGAGCCGAATCTGTAGTTGACACAGTTGGTGTAGACGTTGTAAGAGTAGAAGGAGTTGGGGCAGGGGCCCTGGACCCAGATCCCGAAATACTATCCGTTGTTGATCCACGGATAGTCTTTGTGATGGTTGCAGAGCCTGTGCTAGTCTTAGAGACAGAGGCTGAACCCGACACCGTCAGGGTACTCGTACTAGTACGGGTTTCAGGCCCTGTCTTAGTGTGAGTCCGAGTACCTTGGACAGTCTGTGTGAATCTAACACTCTCTGTTCCATTCGGGGTGGAACTCTGTGTCTTGGAGGCTGCTCGTGTAGCAGAAAGTGTTACAGATGCAGTCATAGTCTTAGTTGGACCCCCTGAAAGTGTACTCGTCTTCGTAGGTGCTACTGAACGTGAAGGTGTAGATGACGCAGTACCTGTCTTAGATGATGATACGGACCGGGTTTGACTCGGTGAGCCAGTGCTTGTCTTGGTAGCCGTAACCGAACCAGTACTAGTCAGAGTAACTCTCTGGGTACTGGACCCCCTAGATGATCTAGTAAATGAGGCAGAGGCAGAGGTAGTCTTTGACGGGGCCATAGAGCGAGAAACCGTCGGTGATGCAGTCGCTGTCTTTGAGCCCTGAGTAGATCGCGTAGTCGAAGGACTGGAGGATCCAGTCTTTGAACTCGTCGTAGTTGCCGTAGTAGTCTTTGATCTCAGAGGGGTGGAAGACCCTATGGGAGACCCAGTACTTGTCTTGGAACTAGTAGTGGTCTGGGTTTCATGAGGGGTAGAAGACTGTGTCTTAGAAGAAGTCGAAGTCTTAGTAGAACTCTGACTTAGCCATGCTGTCTTAGTTGTGGTCGTTGAAGGACTAACCAGTTGAGTCGGTACACTGGTCCTTGTCAGAGTTGTAGTCTTAGTACTCGTCTTTGACATGGTTGTTGTAGATGATGGAACCACTACAAACCCATCTAGGGCCCTCTTGTAGGACATATTGACGAAAGGAGAACCGGGTGAAAACGATGCGAGTAAGAGTAATAAGAGCATTTACCCTGGTCAATTAATTTTTACATATAGCAACTTTTACATTATGTTAGAACTAAGGGCCCTAACATAAAGTAGTACGTCAAAATAAATTAGAATTCATCGCCCTTGGATCTGTTCCCACCACGACTATTAATCAGATTGCGCTGACTAGGGGTACTGCAAACGCAGCCACCATCGCAGCTCAGAGAGGCGCCGCAGCATTCGGGCTTGCACTGATTATTCTTGAAGATAAACAGATTATCCAGGTCAGGGGAGTCGACATTGGGGCCAATCAGAGGCTCGTTGGGGTGATTACCACGCCAGCCCTCATATGCACCAGAGCCAGGATTGGTCCCATCATACGAGCCAATGGCTGCCGTTGCGAACCTGCCACCAGGACCAGAGCCGGAAACCAGGGTATCCATAAACCCCTCCTCTACCTCATCCTCCACCATCTCAGCATTGCTCATACTATTTAATAGCTGATTCGCAAATCCCTCGCGACCACGTTGGGGCCAGTTCGTCATGCCAAGAAGCATGCACAGATTTGCCAGAAACAGAAGGACCAGCATTCCAACTAAATAAGAACCACGATAAGACATATTCTACCCTAGCTTGTGATTTAAAATTAACTCCTCCACTAAGGTATTGATTCTGTGCAATCCAACCTCGGAAGCATCACGAATCTTTACACTACCCACAGTTAGGGTACCACTAGATGTATAGAAATGAATTATGGGCGACCTACGGATTCGTGACGACTGATATATATCCCAAATTCCATTATTCAAGACCCATGTTCCATTTGCTAACCCTGTAGGGCCAAGATCTCCCCTTAGATGAACTATCCCAGTAACTAGTCCATCATCTAACTCATCACCAATCTTTAGGGATGATGCCTGTACAAAGGTTGAATCAGCGCGTTTTATATAGCAATCCGGAGATACACCTGCTTCAGAATCTAGACTCGGTATCGTTAATGGCGGAATTCCATTAAGTATCTCAAACACTCTGGAATACCACGAAAGCAATCGTGGATCCCGTTCGGGGATTTCTTCCCAGTCTGCGAACATAACTAGTTTCTTTCCTCTTACCGGTATGGATCGTGATGTAGTAGTAAGACAATAGACAAAATCCTCAGTCGAGTTAATCTGTTCAGCAAGAGGATGATCGCGAACAGGGATTAGATCCGGCCCGAAGACCAGATGGTCACCTGATACCTTGATTCCAAGCAGATTATATAGTGGCCCCTCTCGTTTGAACACATGTGTGGCTTCTACTCTAGATCCATTTATGAGAACATCTCCAACCTTTATATTACGAATAGGGACATCACCAACATGTGTAATAATCTGTGTATCTCCTGTAAAACAGGCATCATTAATCATTGACGCAGCAATAGCCGTAGTCGCTACTACAGCAGAAATTGCTACAAGTACAGATACCGTCATGATTAAGCCAGAAATAGGCGCAAAGAGATAAAACATAAGAATCATAAGGACTAAAATAATACCAATAATGATGATTGCCACCATGAGAACCACTTGCACTGTATCGATCATCGCAGTAATCAAGGATATCAGAGACATTGCAACCGAGAATAATATACCTTGAAGACGATCTACCATAGCGTACATGTTTATCATCATATTTCGCATGAGTTTTGCAGCGGCAGTAAACCGATCCATAAACATTGCAAAGGCCTGATGACACATGGACCATAGCGAGGTGAACGTTTTGGATATTCCATCAACAACAGCATTAGTTACAGATACTAGACCGCCCTGGGCCTCAGATAAACTGCTCAGATCTGAGGTAGCAACGCGTAAGGCGGTTTCGATGTACTGTTTCTGACAAAAATGCCAGTTATCCTTTGCAAATTCTGCACCTGAACGCAGATCTGCAGGGGGTTTAAATAGGGCAGCTAGAGCTATAACACCCGGTTTACATCGACTATCATCCCATGATGACGCAATAGAATCACGAAATGCGAGAGCCAGAATAATAGAGAGCCCTATACCAAGGGCTAGAGTTACTCCTGTTAGTTTAAGATCCATTCCCCTGATGGGGGTAAATACAATAAGAATGATTTTCTTTCTTAAGTAGATGGCGGTCATTCAGATTCCAACAGAGCTCTATAAAAAAACGATGCAGGATATGTCTTATATAGCAAGTAAAGGGGCTCCGCCCAAGATTAAGGAACCACCGTCATTCTATACGTTTGTCGGGATTACTATCGTCCTAATCTTTATTGGATGGATTCTTAGCGAATTTGCTAACTGGACAGAGGTACATAATAATTGGGATGCCTACAAGTGTTCACCAGGAATTATGCCCTTTGCAAAATTCTACGGATATGATCTTGATGAGACAATGAACTTTTGTATTTCTCAAGCCGTAAAAGACAATGCACCGGGCGTTATTATACCTCTATATCAAGGTATAGATAAGATAGCTAAGACAGTGGAAGGTGTATATGATCGTGCAGCGGCTATAGAAGGCGGTGTTACCAACCTCCTAAGTGGATTCCAAACCTTTCTCATGAATTTTGCCAATTCGTTTCGTCTAATTGGTGTTAGAATCCGTGTATCTCTGGTCAAGATTCGCGATATTTTCGATAAGATCTTTGGAATGTTCACTTCCTTTGCTCTTGCAGGTGTATCAGCAATTACCTTTGGCAGTAATCTAATGTGTAATCCTCTTGTAACCTTTATTGGGACGATTGCAGGCGTAGATGTCTGCTGTTTTGCACCTGGAACCATGGTTCTTATGTTTGATGGGGCCAAGCCGATTGAACAAGTGAAAATTGGCGATGCATTATACGATGGTTCTACGGTGACATCTACTCTACTCTTTCACGGCCTAGAAACATCAATGGTCCGTATTAAGGGAATCCATGTGAGTGGAAACCATAATGTATTGGGGTCCAAGGGATTTATTGCAGCAGAAGATCATCCAGACTCTGAACAGGCCGAATCAATTCCTCTCCTCTTTTGCTTGAATACAACGACGAACCATATCTGGATACAGGGTGCAGATAAGCTTATGTTTACCGATTATGATGAATCTTCTGATCCAGATGTAATCTATACAGCAAAGGCAGCAGCCGAACGAGAATTAAATGGATTTGCCCTGGAAACAGACATTGATTATAGCCTGGGCCTAGATCCAAAGGCCTTGGTCCATATGCAAAATGGTTATAAACAACTTGATCATATTAATGTGGGAGATGTGGTCCGCGGTGGCGCCTATGTAGTAGGAGTGATCAAGGAAGTATGTGTAGAGTGCTGTAAGACACCTGGCGGCCTACTTCTATCATCGTCCCAGCTTGTCTTTAATGGTTCATGGTCTCGTCATGTATATCCTAAGGTTTCAGGAAAGTATATATTATACCAGTTAGTCTTATCAGATAATAGTCCCATATATCTTCATAACAAGGATCACAGTGAAGTAGTACTGGTCCGTGATTACATGGAGGTTCATAGTGCAGCAGTACAGGAGCCCTATGATACTTGGTTAAAGGTGACTGGCAGAGACACCTGTAAGATCTAACATAATGTTCTCTAGTATTCGAGGACCAGGAGGTACAAAGACTGTACGATCAGGGCCTGTATATACGGATACACTGACAAATCTCCATGGTCCTGCATGGTGGACAGGGATACGCACTTCTGAAGATGCAACTGTTCAACTTACGAGTAAATGGCGCTCCTTTGAATGGACTCAGGCTGCCGGATTTCATCCATTTCCATTTCCTTTCCCATCATGGATGGCAAAGGATATAGATGTGCAGATTACTGTTACAGGCCTTTCAGGATCTAACATGACTGTCTGCCTCATATTCCACGAGATAGACTGTAACAAAAAAGACAGGTATGTCTTTGTTGATGATGGGGTCATCTTTCATTGGAATGGATATACTGCCGACCCATCTAAGCTAAAGAAGGGGACCCTGCATGTGGTTGTGCCCACCGTATCCAAGATTTTAAGGGGGTACTCTGATGAGCTTATGTGTGTGCACTCTTTGACTCAAGCGATTTCAGATCCTGAGGCAGATTACTGACCGTGCACTTGTAGTGGTCCGCGATCTGTAGCAGGTTCGCCTTCTCCGTGGGATTCACAAAGGAGATCGAGACACCCTTGCGGCCGAAACGGCCACAGCGCCCAATACGGTGCACATAGTTCTCCTTGTCCTCAAAGTCAGGGAGCTCGAAGTTGAACACCACCTCCACACCCTGAACGTCAATGCCACGGGCCAGCAGATTCGTGGAGATCAGAACGCGAGTCGCACCGTCACGGAACTCCTTCATGCGCTGCTGCCGGATCGCCTGGGTCATCGGCTCGCCGTAGATCACACTGACAGGGAAGCCGCGCTCTGTTAGGACACTGAAGAGGCGCTCGGCCCTCTCCTTGGAGTTCACGAACACGATAGACTGAGCGATCGTCATGCTCTCGAAGATGTCACAGAAGCAGTCGACCTTCCAGGCGTCATCATCCACCGGCACCATGTACTGGGTGATGCCGTCCAGAGTGACCTCGGCGCTAGTCAGCGTAATGCGCACGGGGTCCTTGAGGATCTGCTCGGCCAGCTCCTTTACCACCTGCGGCATGGTGGCAGAGAACAGGGCCACCTTGCAGCCAGTGGGCAGGCCCAGCTGGACAATCGCATTTACCTGCTCGGCGAAGCGGTCCTGGAGCATCTCATCGGCCTCGTCCAGCACGAAGTTACGGAGGTTAGTGAATGAGAGGTCACGACTAGATGCCAGATCATAGATGCGACCAGGAGTGCCGACCACAACCTGTGCACCGGCCTTGAGGTCGCGCACATTCTGGTGACGGGGCACACCACCCACTGCTAGAACAACCTTGGTCTTCATATAGGAAGATAATGCAGTCAGAGTGGTTGCAATCTGGCCAGCCAGCTCGTGCGTGTGGGCCATAACCAGGATCTGGGTCTGCTTTAGGGTGGGGTCCACACGACTCAGGGCACCAATGCCGAAGGCGCCGGTCTTACCTGTACCACTCTGGGCCTGACCCAGAATATCACGACCAGCCTTGATGGGCATAATGCCCAGAGTCTGAATAGGGGATGGCTTCTCAAAGCCATTTGCGTAGATGCCACGGAGAAGCTCCTCACTCAACTCCATATCATCAAACTTAAGGACGGCGGGGAACTCGCTCGCGCTACTCTCAGCAATGTAGTTATCAGTCATCTGATACCAATTATGACATGCTACGTTTAAGTCGTGTCAAGTTTTGTTGCCTGTGTAGGCCGTATAGTTAGAGTAAGATAAGAGTAAGAGGTCATTCTTTAGTTGACGTCAGCATAGCTGACAGGTCAACTAAAGAATAGATGCTGGCATCACTAAAGAATTAGAACAAGAAATTTATGGAGCAAGGGGTTTAAGGGGTAAGTACTCAGAGACTGAGAGCTTTGCCTCGTCATCTGAGTATGAACCTATAGAGGACAGCATGCCCCCTACTGAAATAAAAGAGCACCACGGCCCCCTTTAATTGTTAAGAAATTATATGTTGTTAGCCATGCATAGATATTGTACGATGGCCTCGAATGTGGAAGCACAGAGATTTCTACAATAGTCATGTTTGATGGTCTGAAACGATTAATTCCACCTAAGAGATTGTACGAAGGAGGCAGAACATATGAGGTTACATAACTGCAGTATTCATTTACATAAGAGCCACCACCACCGCCACCTGTCGTACCACTTCCTCCACCATAGTATCCATCGCCACCTTGAAATCCATATGTGGTCCCACCTACAGAAAGATCAGAGGTCATAAATGCATAGTCAGTCCCCATAGCTGCTCCATCAGGGAGCCCTGGTCCCTCAGGAAGCCTGGATCCCATATTTGCATAGGATCGTCCACCACCCCCCCCGCCACCAAAGAAGGGAGGAGAGCCATAGATAGAGTGAGAAGGATGCTGGGGAAATCCAGGTGCATCTGTATTACCGCCTTGATTCCCAAGTGTTAGCACAGATCCAGCATCACCACCTGCGCCGCCGGCCCCTGCTACAGCTATATAGGAAAAACCAGAAGTTGTTTCTAGAACTAAGGCAATAGATCCATCTGTAATAGAACGAACATATAGATTCTTAAACCCATCCACATTCTGAATTGCCTTATTATCAAGAATAAATTGAACATACGCACCTTGTCCAAAGGAACCACCGCCCGCACCATACAGAGTAATAAGATAGCCTTGGGCACTTGTATTGATACGAAAATCATTGCCATAAAACAGATCAAACCCTGTGGATCGAGTAAAGGTAATCACCGTTGGATTAGTCGGGATATCCCATTGAGGAACATAGTAATCATCTGCAGTCAAAAACTCTAGTTCCTTTGTTGTTATCTTATCCCAGTTTGCTGATCCGCGGATCTCATCACGGGGCCTATCATAGGCATCTGCAATTCCACCAGTTGACCAGAGGCCAAAATCATATCGATAGATATACCGATTTACGAGAGGAGCACGTTTACAATTCATAATTGGCATCAGAGATCGAAAGAGCGAGGGTCCACTAAAGTCAAAGCGCTCCTTTCCTCCTAGACGAAGAGTGGCAGATAAGAGAGGGTCTGAACGATTATTACTAAATCCCGTTTGAAGATATCCGTCACCATAATCCCAGCTGGGAAAGACTGCATCAGGCCACCAGGGTGTCTCCGCAGCAGTTGCGCCTCCTTCTGCAAGATCACGACTGAATAAGAAATAGGCATTATATGAGGGTGCTTCTACCCGCTGAGCTACCCAGGTTATATCTCGAACCAGGCCTCCTTGTTCAATTTCAATCCTAGTTTGTGCTGCGCCGTTTGTCGGAGCTACAGGCAGAGCCACGTGCGTTTCAATGGGAATCTGGAGTTCAGCAAGACGGAAGGCTGCAGCTTCACGATCTTCTAGACTTACATATTCCACAATCCAATAGGCATCCTTGAAATGATATTCTGCTGGCATGGTGACACCAGGAACAAGAGATGCATTTATAGATGGAAGCGATAGCCCCGTAGTCGGATCACGACCATATTGCGATATTGGGGCCCCAGAGGGTCTAGGATAATAGAATCCAGCAGAGGCGATGTTAGGAAGCGGGCCAGCCCCCTCAGTGACAGAAAGTGGTGGATTATAGCCAACACGATAATCTGTATAGACTAAACTCTGAACAGGGCGAAAGGTACATGTTAGTTGTACAGTATCCTTGGCTAATGCTTGAATCGGTAGAGCTTGGGGGCCTATTCCACGATTCCACCAGAAGGGCGGGACGACCTGGACCGTCTGAGGTGTCTGTATAGTCGTCTTAATCTGACCTAAAATCTTTTGATGAGAATTATAATTCAGTGGATTAAAGCTAGATGGATCACGACCGAGTAAAAAATTAGTTGTATCAAAATGATTAAAATCGGCATGTTGCTCATCAATTACTTCTAAGAGGCGTGAATCAAGAGTATCAATCGCTTGATTAGAAATAGACATAGATATAGAAGAACAGAGGGCATGACCGATAGAATTTGTCCAGGACCAGGCAGGATAAACGGTAGAATGGACTGGAGTATTCGGATATAGGGCACGGGCCTTTGCCAAGGCCTGTTCTTGAGGCGCAACAATATCTGGTAAGACTACAACTAGGACTGCACGGGTAATAAGTTCTCCTAGAATTGGTAGAGTTACTGTGGCAGTACGACCAAAATCTGCGATGTTATCAAATTCTACACGTCGCCATTGAGAGGCCCATCGGGTTCTCTGTCGAATAACAGTCTTAAAAGATATTGGTTGACCTTCTATTGGATTCAGTCGTGAAATATCTTCTAAGCCGGAAGATACAATCTTGAGCATTGTTGCTGGCGTAGATGCCATTACCTAGTGACACATGGGGTTTATTTAAACGGGGGACATGCTGTCCTCGGTAGGTTCGTTCTTAGTTGACGAGAGCAAAGCTCTCAGTCACTAAGAACTTACCCCCAGGCCCCCTTGCTCTGTATTTTAAGAATAAGATATCGAGGGCAGGATGCCCCTAGATTTATCCCAGGGGGTTTAAGGGGGCAGGATGCCCCCTAAAATGTGAACATGGGCTAGGGGGCCTGGGGGAGGGCACCTCCCCCATGTGTGGAACATGTATCGGCTTCATGACGGATTGGCTACGCCTTCCTCCATCACCTAATAGTTTTTCCTTAGTAAAATGTCACGGTCATGAAACAGAGATTGCTACCCTCTTTCATGATATTCTTGTGCGACTTCCTGAGGCCAAGCGTCTAGAAATTATTACCGAATATTCCTATGAATTTCCATCAGATGATGTGCATGGTGGATTTATTATGTTAAGACTTATAGAACAACGATCAAAGGATCTGGCCCATCTGATCGCCTTTATGGAAGATAACTGTTCAACAAAACCAAAGGCTATCCGTAGCTGGGTCGGGTTCTGGCTTCTACGATTCTGGTCTACAGTATTTACTCTGCATAAGGAACATACGAAGGCTATACCTCCAACCAGGTGCGTAGAACCTATCGGAATGAAACGTTATAAACAGACCTCTACTGGTCTTATCGTTATACTACCATCCTTTAAAGATGAGGTAGCAACATCAGATGCAGTAGGGTGGAAGGCATATATGGAATATTACGGCGGATTTTATTCCTAGGCTCTCACACGCAACATTCTACGAATACGGAGAAATGGTGTCATATATATTCCCTTTAGTTTGTAATGGCCCGTAATAAAGTATCTTCTAACATTGTATTTCTGACGTATTATATCTATTGTCCGCATAACACGCGAGTAGGCCTTTTGTGTTGTCTTAAATTCATCCGTAGATCTAATCACAGCCAAGGTCTGCTTTTGAAAATCCTTTATGGCCTCAACATGAGGCTGAGAGACTTCCTTGAAGGTGCTTTTTTGCTCTCGGATCACACGGTTCAATGAAGCCACCGATTTTTTGTATTCACTGAAAACCTTCTTATATATTGATGCATCGTTATAGAACTCTGTAGAGGGCTCTACTTCTACAGTTTGGACACGTTCCCAAAGAGGTGCGAAACAACCTGGACAATACACGTTTTCACCGTCATATACAGTGTCACCTATGCGCTTCAATGCACACTTACTGTGCATAACGAGATCACAACAGGGCATCTCACATAGATGCTGGTCCTCTGTAATTTGTTCAGAACAGCCGTGGCAGGTCATTACTAGTATATAGTACAACTCTTTTAAATCTTATATGAGTGCATCCGTTGCTGCCCTTAGAGCCTTGGCCGTTCCAGGTTCAGTTCCAGAATGCCCTGCATCATCTATCACAACCAGTTTTGCATGAGGCACCCTCTGTTTGAGTTCCCATGCGGCCCTGAACGGGCAGACCATATCGTAACGGCCCTGGACAATTGTAATTGGCATCTTAAGTTTCGATGCTTCACGTAAGAGCTGATTGGGCTTTAACCAGACATTATGACTGAAATAATGGTTTTCTAGAATGGCAAGTTCTTCTGTTGCCTTAGGACTCGTAGTATCGGGCTTAGGCTTCAAGAAAGAAAGAGCAGATTCTAAGCCCCACCAGCGTTTGGCAGCCGCCTTTCGTGTCTTTCGATTATTCAACTGCTTCTTATATAGCTTAACATAGTTTGTCTTACGCGCTGATCCATTCGTAAAGGCAGACCAAGCATCGGGCCACACAGCCTGGACGCCGCCGTTATATAACCAATCCAGTTCCCATTTCTGCATGAGACAGACGCCCCTCAGAATTAACGTAGTTACCTTTGATGGATGCTTCTCTGCATAGGCCAGAGCCAGGGTGGACCCCCAAGATCCACCAAAGACGGCCCATGCATCAATTTCTAGATGGGTCCGAAGCTTCTCAATATCACGCACTAGATCCCAGGTTGTATTCTGCTTGAGCGATGCTAGGCCCCTAGGTTCAGAAAGACCGCAGCCTCGTTGATCAAACATAATTACTCTCCATCGGTTTAGATTAAATTGACTCAGTTGATACCGTTGAAGGCCTCCACCTGGTCCACCATGAAGAACAACGACCGGTTTTCCTTTCGGAGATCCATGTTCTTCATAATTCATTGTGAAGCCAGCTCCTAAATCTAGGTCTGGCATCTCCCTTACTCTATGTATTTATTACTGTACAGTCACGAGTAAAGATGCAGTTTGAGAACCAGATCTTGCCGTTATTGTAGTAGTACCTCTAAAAATCCTCGCAAACATAATACCATTCTGTATACTTGCGATAGAAGGATTAGAACTCTCCCAGATTATAGGAGTTAAATTAGAATAGAGTATGATAGTAGTATTCCTCCTCATACTAAGAGATGATATAGAGGGCCCATTGCGAAATGTAGAAATCCTTATCACAGGGCCCACAGGAACAGGAACAGGCGCAGGCGCAGGAGTAGAACTGGCGACAGTAATAGCCACCGAAGAAGTTAAGAAACCATCTAGAGTAGTGGCAGTAATGATCGAAGATCCTACTGAGATACCCGTAACTAAACCAGTAGCAGATACAGTTGCAGCAGTAGAAGAGGAAAACCACGTCACATTCTTATTTGTTGCATTAGCATTCGTTATTGCCGTTAACTGAGTCGTTGCACCACTTAGAATACTGAGAGTACCAGAAATAGTTACCGTAGTGACAGGATTTGCGACGAGGGCTGCCAGATTAGGAACAAAGATAGAACCTTTCACTGATCCTAGGCCCGTACAGTTATCATACCCAGCAGAGGCCGAATATGCTCCATTTGTTCCAACAGTCACATCATAGAATGAGGCAGAAGGAAGCGCATAGAGTTTGGATATTAGGCCCTTTACTGGACTACCAGTACATGCTATCAGGCCAGCAATTGCAGGAGCAACTATACTGGTCCCACCATATACTACAGGGGAGGCCCGAACCAGGAACTTCACACCGGTTGCAGGATCTGCTACAAGACACAGATCAGGGCTCTGGCGAGCCCTAGATCCTGGTCTAGGAAAGGGGGGCCCACTGAAAAAGCTACTCACACCCCCACCAGTGCCAGATCCTCTGGAAAGGGACCACGTTGTCTCAGTTGCACTAGTATATACAAAGTTACCAAAAGCATCCTGATTAGGACATACTAGGGTAGTTCCTCCGCAAGAAACAACATTAGGAGATGAAGAAGGAAAATCCGTAATTGTGCCACTAGTACCATTTGAAGAACCATAGTCTCCCGCTGCACATGTAATTGTGATACTGGACGACCTTGCGTTAGCAAAGAGTGTATTATAGCTAGTTAACTCAGACTGAGTAAACATATTCTCAGATGCCCCCCAAGAGCATGAGATAATCGACGGTTTTACTATGGCCCCGTTTACATTTACAGGAGTATTGATCGCAGAGGAAAATGCCCCATAAAATGCATCAATATTCGCCGGTGTCGTATATTGATTATAAAAGTAAAAGATAATCGTAAGCTTGGATGTTGGGCAGCACGCACCAATCATTTCAACATCAAGAGTATTTTCAGCCGTAGAACTATTATCTGTAGGATCTAATTCCGACCCACCTAGCTTTACTACTCGGACTACAGGCTGATTTTCTGCTGCAATGCCTAAGGATGTCCAGTATGCCTGAACATCGCCACCTGTTAAAATACCTGTTGTAGGATCAATAGTTCCAGTGAGCGTACCTCCCACGGAGATTACTCCCACGTAGACATTATTTGTAGGAACAGCAGGATAAGAATAGATTGTTCTTATATCAGAAGCTAGAAAAGATCTAGAAGCCACACTTGATTCTACAGACGGCTGAACCGTATAAGAGTTGACTTTCGGCATTTCTACTCAGGTAGTATAATTTTTTAGGGTCCTCGCTGAAGGATCTGATGCCTCAATAAATCGTGGCATCCACATTGCCGGCGTTGTAACCGAGATCGCCATATCAGAAAAATACTTACTATAAAGGGTCCTATACCAGAATGCTTCAGCTGTCTTAGGAGGATTTACCGTAAAAGAAGCTGCAGACCAAGTCGGATTCTCGGCCTCTCCTCTCGCCTTTACCATTTCAAACCATGAGTTCTCGGCCCGCGAAATGCCATCACTAAATGCCTCCTTTCGCCTCCATAGAACAGACTCAGGAAGGACCTCCGTAGTAAAGGCAGATCGAAGAATGCTCTTTTCCATACAGGTATCAGTCGGTCTCAGTAAATGCGTTGCAATCCCTCGGGCCACAGAAATAAATTGCCGATCCAAAAATGGAGAACGGGATTCTAGGCCCCACGCGGCCATACTCCGTTCAGAGCGTGTCACATCATATAAATGAATTTCTGTTAGAAGTCGAGTGGTCTCCGTTTCGAATGCAGTATCCGTCGGTGCAGACCGCATATACAGATATCCGCCTAGTGCCTCATCGGCCCCATCACCGTTCAACACAACCTTGACTGTCGGAGTACATTGGCTAATCCACTTGGCTAACAGATAATTCCCTACTGATGCACGGACCGTCGTAATATCGCAGGTTTCGATGGCCTTAATTACCTCAGGGATGGAAGCAAGACATTCCTCTGCTGTCACTATCCGCTCATGATGAATGGATCCAATATGATCGGCAACTAGTCGCGCATGGACTAGATCAGGACTTCCTTCCATACCGATACTATACGTATGTAAAGGAAGACCACGGACTCCAAGAATCTTGGCGGCAATCGAGGCGATGAGCGATGAATCTAGACCGCCAGATAGACAGGCCCCAAGTTCACGTACCGTAGCCAGTCGTTTCTCTACCGCGGCCTGAAGAGAGATTCTGAGTGCTTCTGAAGCTGTGCCCTGTGATATCAAAAAAGGATTCTTGAGCCATGGGACCTGATGCCAGCATTCCTTTTTCACATCAGAGGTAAAGCTATAGACATGACCAGGAGTAATCTGTTGGATCTCTGCGACATCCGCGGGTATCGCCTTAATCTCACTAAAGATGCCCTTCCATTCAGGGCCAGAAGCATAGTAGAGAGGGCGGACTCCATAGGGATCACGGGATACTTCGACAGTCTGAGTGTCAAGATGTACAACTACTATAGCAAAATCTCCATCGAGTTGTCGACTGACCTCGGTCAGAGGCATAGAGTCTAACATCGCAGGTATTACTGCGCAATCACTGGAACCAGGTGGCACAGTAAGATTGAGGGTCTCAATAAGATGAATGGAATTAAAGATTTCGCCGTTGCACATGACTACGCTATTTGGTCCGCAAAAAGGCTGCTCTAGGCCTGGGGCACCTTGGATATGGAGACGAGTGAATCCACAGGATACTGTCTCGGTTAAAAATGTATGTGTAGAATCTGGGCCTCTCGGCTTGAGGGCCTCTAGACTTTGGTGTATATGGATTTTATGCTTGGGGCCCCATAGGACACAGATACCGCACATCTTATAGGATGTTAGACCTCAGCATTTAGGCTCTGGAGGCTTCACGCTCAGCCTCGATAGCGGCCTCCTCCTCGGCAACAGCGGCCTGGCCCTCTAGCTCGTCAATGAGCTGATTCACTGCATCATCAGATGCAGCAACGGCTGCATCAGCAACGGCTGCATCATCAGCAATGGTCCCAGGATACCGCGCCTCATAGTTGACTAGCCAGAGCTTCCGCGCCGTGTCCTGCTTGTTCATGAACTCCTGCAGATTGGCGAAGTAGGCACCCGCACGAGCTGCGTGAATGTCCCATAGCAGCTTACGGTACTTCTGAGGTGCCTGGCCCAGAGGAAAGGCCCTCTCCCTGTAGATCTTGCGATACAGATCATACACCTCCTGGGTGCAGGCCTTGAACCCATCGACCACCGTGGTCGCCGCATGGGCCTCCTCAGGATACAGGGCCAGATACTGGTTCAGCTTCTTCTCAGACCAGCGCTCCAGCCAGATAAAGGCAAGTTTGGCATTGTTGCCACGGAGAGTTAGCGCAGCCTCGTACTCCTTGCTCGTATAGGCCCACCGCTTCCCATCAGGCCCCTTTACCATGAGCCCCTTGAACTTGGGACCAAACTGCTTGCCCCATGCAGAGACCCGCTCCTGCACATCCTTCAGTGTGGGCAGGGCATGGCGCTTCGGCAGCAGTGCGGTAAAGGCAGGAGGCAGAGCATCCTCAGGCGTATACAGGACCCTATGGTTGGTACCAGAGAACTGGGCCACAGAGACCAGGCGGAGCTTAGGAATCCCATACGGGATCTCGACTACCATGCGCTCATGAGGGTGCTGGAGCACCCAGGAGTAGGTATAGCTCTTGTTGAGGTCACTCAGGATGATTCCATTCGCGACCACAGCCTCCATGAAGAGGACAAAGAAGGGCCTGCGACTGTAGAAGGTGTTGCCCGCATCCAGCTGGGAACGAGAGGCAAGACGCCACTGATTAGAATCCCAGAACATGTTCAGCATCACGCCATCCAGGAAATCCTCGGCCACGAAGGTCGTGGTAACCTCGCCCGCATCCGCCTTAGCCGGTGCGGCGCATACGGGAACATTCAGACACATGTCCCACACCACGCTCCTAAAGTGCGGCACGTGACCCATAGTCATGTTAGACTCCTTGTTGTAGTAGATCATCACAAGGTGCTCCTCGGCCCCCTTCCTGTTATCGCGGACCTTGAGTAGGCCGCCAGCCTCGCTTTGCAGCCATGCAACCAGTGCCTCAGAAGTAGGGTATTGAGAAATCAGATCAGTATACACAGCATAGGAAGTCATCTTCCTCGTACCTACTGTTTACCTTGGCAAACAGGTGTCAACTTTAAGGCGTTACCGCCGTTAAAGTAATTTTACCAGATAACAGTAGTGGATATGGCAGATGACGAGGATCCGTTACACCACGGAAATACAGTTACACTTCTTTCTAAGAAGTATGGATTAGTTACGGGCCGTATTATCTATCGTGACTTAACTATGGTTCGTCTATTAAGTAATGACGCAAGTGATAGGGCCATAGAATTTCCGATGACTGCCGACGGTTCTTCCTTTGCTCCCGAACTAGGTGTAAGCGATATCTATGTAGATTCAATTCAGCCTTCTGACTATTATGTTGATACCTTGGGGGCCCAAGAAGGTGAGTATTTAGAATTCTTTACAGCAGATGGCATCGAGGCAGCCGCACCAGGTGTAGTCGCATCTATAATTAAGTCGCCGACAGAAGATGCTCTACGCCTGGTCGATGGTCGTATCTTATCCTTTGGCGGCAATGGACCCGAACTCCCTATTGTGGTCATTCGCGTAACAACCAAGAAGGGCCCTGTTGAAGAAAAGGCCGAACCTCAGGAACAAGAACAACCGAAGGTAGTTCAAACCGATATTCTTTCTCTGTTACGCGGAGTTCTCCCTGCCGCCACAGTGGAAGTTATCCCCTCTGCGGAACGCACCTTCCCCGACTCTATCCAGCGTGAGGAAATGTTACAGGATTTATTAGCCGATATCCCTGAAAAGCAAAGGTCAAATCCTCGTCGGATCCGTCTAGTGGAGCGTGAGGTAGATCTTGCTCTTGCTCTTAAGAACCGCACAACTCTCCGTGATGCTGATGGACGATCTCTGGGTCCTAACACTCAATCTATCGTAACCTTCAAGGACGCAGTACATCAGACGGTGATGGCCGCAGCAATTCCTATTGTAAAGGCGGCGAAGGTCCTGAACATTGATTCTGTACCTGCGGATGCCCAGTACAAGCCAACTGATGTAGCACCGCGCTCTCTGGCTCAGACGGAGAGCGATTCCGAACTGTTAGCCCACATCTATCTCAATGGAGCCGCACCTGAATTTACGGGTGGCCTCGTAGAAAGGGCCAAGGGTCTGGGCTTCTTTTCGTACATGTATGATCTGTTTGAACGTGATGCCCATACCTTGGTCGGCGTAGAAGGAGCTGGATGGACCGAAGATCAGGACGTTATTCGCACGGCTGGAATCAATGATCCTGTACAGGGCCTAAGTAAGAATCTTACGGAGCTAGCGAAGGTTACCCCTGCCTTTCTTCTGAGTGATGTTACCGACAGGTCTATGCGGGTTCTAACATCTGATGTATCGGTACATCTGAAGTCTGGACTGCGGAGCCTAGTTGCGCCGAGTGATCCATCGACGATCGAGGGCTATGTTATCCTACCTATTAAGGCAGCTCTTTCGCTGCGACCTCCCAAGAATCCTGGTGATCTTCCTACGGCCCTTCTGTATTCTGCCAATCTCACGGCGGATAATCTGCCCACGATTGCTCAGACAATTCGGGATTTGAACTCTCAGGATGCTGATCCTCTTCATGCATGGACGATAACGGACAAGGAGGTACCGATTGCAGACTGGCTTCTCAAGGTCCTTCCCTATGCCATCCATCCTTCTGAGGCCATGGGCCCTCGTACTCCGCAGCTCCTAAGTATCCTTGATGCCCTCGGTGTAGGGTCTAGAGACTTGTCACCACCCGTTCATCAAGTAGTGGCTAACTGGGTAGCAAAGAGTCAGCGGATCTGGAGGACATTGCTCAAGGAGAAGAGGACAGCAGTTCAGGCTGTTCTAGATGCAGAGGGCGAACTTGCCTTTGAACCCTTGAATCAAGAATCTCTGCTATTCGTACCCGCTTCTGAGAAGAGAGCAGTGGCTCTTCAGAGTCTCATTGATGAATTTGGTAAACGGAATCCTTCAATCAAGGGCTCTTGGTCTATGATTACGGCATCTCTCTTAATGGAGGCCCAGGGTGATGGTCTACCCCTGCTATATTCGTATATCCAGAAGACAGATAGTCTCCTAGAGAAAGTTGATGAGGTGAGCGCGACTACGGCGCTCAAGGCGAGCCAGGCCTTCACGGTAAAGCGCAAGGCTCTCCAGGGCCTCGAGCTACGTATGCTGAAGGCGGCGCCAGAGGTATCGAAGTGTCCTCATGTATCACGTCTCGAAAAGATCCGTAATGTAACAGATGTCCTCAAACGGTCGCGGCTCTTACGTGATTTCATTGAGAAATACCAGGGCCCTCGTGTCGGCTCTTGGATGACCTGTGCTCTATGTACAGGAGGCTGTGTCTGTTATCATGAAATCATGGAACTCGAGGCCCTAGCCCAACCCAGTCGCCTCGAGTCCATCCAAAAACAGATTATGGTTTTATTTGGTGGAGAACGATATGAGGGCAAGATCGTTTGTAAGAACTGTGGTCAGGCTCTGCAAGATATTGACTATGATCAACATGTTGAATTTGACGATGATGGCCGAGCTGTCTTAGGTCGCTCGGTTCTAACAGAAGAGCAGTTAGCCGATGTCACAGAAGGGATCAAGCTCGATGCACCGGCGGCGCTAACCTTTGCATCTAAACCACAGCAGGATATTGCTGAGGCCCTTCAGGTTATTGTGGATCGTGCTGGTATTCGGATGTCTGAGGCAGTTATCCGTCGTATTGTTCGTTATGTTGATGTCTATGTAGGAGCCCGTGCTCCTCCGCCGGCGGCCTATGAGACCCAGAGGGCCAAGGCTCTTGCATCAGCAGCAACAAAGATCAAGGCTGCAACGGGGTCTGAAATTGGAGCTGTAGACGTGCCTACCTATGCTGCTGTCCTAGATCAGCTCCGTGTTACTGCTCTCGCTGGTCTGGTTGCTCTGGCTCTTCAGACGGCGGATCCGCCTCTCGAGATTACTACGCCGTTTGCCCTGTGTGAATTCAGCCGCGGTGGCTGGCCTCTAGAGCCTGAGGCACCCAAGGATGGAAAGGGAGCCGTGCTCTATATCTCGTGTGTAGTTGCAAGCATTCAACGCGATCACACTCCTTGGCGCAGCGTGGCCTGGTCTGGCCTGTCTAAGCTTGAGACTCGTCGTGCCGCTGTTCTCAAGGCGGTAATCGCCGGTCTGAGTGTAATTGTTGTTGGCGATCCTAAGACGGGACCGCTGACCTTTACGCCAGAGGTTCGTACTGATCTAGTACGAGCTCAGACGGATGTAGATCGTCAGACTAGACAGGCAATGGTAACTCTTCAGGATAGTCTAACTCACGGATTTCGGCCGGAGGCCAGTCCTCCCTCAGTGCAGCCGCCTGCCCTGGAAAAGAACCCTCTGCCGGCAGTAGAGGCAGCTATAAAGGCAGGTGGACCCACAGCCGAACTCAAACAACAGCTAAGAGGAGCCATGCAACAACTTGCACTATCTAACATAAGTTCACTGCATAGTGCGGCGGCAGCCGGCCTCTCTGGACTACATAGTTCGACTACTGATGCCGTATGTTGTCCTACCTTGCTCCAGGATGTGAAACGTGCAGGTCAGACAAATATCGGTCTTGCATATAAACTCCTAGATCAGAAGGGGACACATCTCTGGCAGAGATATTCTGAGGAAGAGAAGGATATAGTCGAACAGTCTGTAGATGAATCCATTTACTTCAAACTCTTCTTACGGTTTTGTTATACTGGCCCTCATGTGGGCCAGGCCCACGAATTTTCTGTAGGTAACGTGTGTCGTCAGTGCGGCCTAGATCTCAAGGAGTCACCTGATACAATAAATGTAGATAAGGATGGAGCCGGTATCCTGGCTCGTCAAGAGGGTCCGCTAAAAATTGAGATTACTGCGGCAACCTTTGAAACTCTGTCTACTCTAGTTCGTCGCAATAAGAAGCTCGAATCGAGGAGTGGCGCTACAATGATTCAGTCATGGAAGGGTGGCCTAGAAAAAATTCTGGCTCTGTCGACCGAGGAATTTACGGAATTTGGTTCTATTCTAAAGGGGGTGTTAGAAGCGGCGATGCCTCCTCATGATTCTGAGAAGGATGAGGATATTCAGGGTCGTGCCATTGCATGGGGGCCTCTGGCAGTCTTACATGATGAACTCAAGGCTCAGATTGTGGATCGTGTTGGCCCACTAGTTCCTAGACAGAGTGGTAAGATCGCTGAGGCCAGAGCTCGTGAGGCTGTGACTGCATTTGATACCTTTGACAAGATCCTTGAAGATCCCTTTGTAGAGGGACCACGGAATCTTCTCGAGTACTGGTGCACTAAGGTGTCGGCCGCTGGGCGCGGCTTCGGAGTCACTACAGTAGCGGGTGCAAAGTGGTTTAAGATTTCTCAGAAGCATAATGAACACCTGAATGCCCTCCTCTTGGAAAATTCTGCATGGTATGCTGGCGATATACCGGTTGCAATGCGCCCTGTTCTTATTAAGATGAGTGAGAGACTCGCTCCCTTCATTCGGACCTGGATTTCTACCGTTAGACCTGGGGCCTGGACTGTGGAAGAGGCCAGGCTTGTCCTTCGATCTATAGTCTTCCAGGTATGGCGAGATGCAGTATCCACGACCTCTTGGTTATACACAGATATAGGTGTAGCTGCAGATCGTGAGACAGTGGCCGCTGCTATGTCCAACTGGACCCGTGCACTTCTCATCCATATGAAGCGCCAGGTCTTCAAGTATGATAAGGAGACAATTCGTCGTATCTTACAGGAACGGGCAGAGCTAGAACGCACGAGTGTAGTAAAGGAGTTTGAAGATATTAAGGATGATGATCAGCGGGCCGCAGAACTGATGAAGAAGGGCTTCCGTATTGGTCGCTGGGGTGTTGGCAAGAATTTACAGAAGTATGATTCGGACCTCTTTGAATTTGAGTCTGAACAGCGTCTTCGTATGGGTATCGCAGATGCACCAGTAGATCCCTTACTCTTAGAAGGTGCACAGCCGCAGGCAGAGGACTTTGGTCTAGCAGCGGCAGGAGGTGCTGAGGAAGGATATGATGTTGTCCAGGATACCTCGGAAGATTAGTTTAACTTTTTAAAGCAAGAGTATATAGATGGAGATCATATGGCTTGCCATATTTATTTATAGCGTTGGTCTAGGTCTAGTCTTATATCTGCGCCCTCCGCTGATGTTTAATGAGAATGGAACATGGAAGGAGTTCGGTTACAAGCGTGATTCCCGGCATACAATGTTACCCTTTTGGCTCTTTGCTATTGTGTGGGCCCTTGTAGCATATGCTCTAGCAGCAGCCCTAGCCATGACCCTATTTGCTTCTGTTGCAGTTACCAGTTATTATGAACCAGAGAGTGAGGTAGAATCTGCTGTTGAGTCGGAACCCGAGTATATCCCTGAAACAGAGATGAAGCAGACCCCTGTTTCACAGAAGAAACCTCGTCCTGGATACTATGTTCTGAATGCCGATACTAAACGTAGCGGTATTCGGAAATATGTATATTATGGGTCCACTCCTCCTGCTTAATTACATGCAGAGCCTGCAAACATGGTTCCTACACCAATACCATAGGCTCCTGCTGCGAAACCCCAGTATCCAGCCCCAATAGCTATTTCCCTCCGTGTTTGATCTTCTACCTCACTGACAGAAGGTTGGACCTGGACGGCTACATCAGGTACAGCACCTGTAATCTTCTGAGCAGCATCAATCAGAACCTGTTGATGTGCGACATCAAGGGGGTCCAAGATAATGTTGTGCTTCATGATCAAGGATGACACCATTAGACGCATTGGCTCTGAATAAGCTGGAATGGCTATCATAATTGCCGTGATTATTGCTGCCACTGCCCCACCCTTTACAATCGATGTAACATTCTTAACACCCTTACATGTATTCGCCTGTAGAGTTGTTAATAATCCACTCTGGAGTAAGAAAGATAGGAAGGCACATGCGCATAGTAATACAACAATAAAACTTGTATGAGTCATTGATGGAATACTCCGTGTTAAAAAATAGATTAGATATGGGATAGTTCCATGGATCATGGCGGATGCAAACATCTCGCCATATAATAAATTGAGATCTAATGCCATTTCTAAACAGTCATTTTATTATCCTTAATCAGAATGTCCCAGCGTACAGCCAAACCGGCTGACATTAAAACTCTGCAGAATTGGGTTCAACGATGGCCCAAGGTAAGTAACTTAGAATTTGATTCTGCTACCCGGGAACCAACGATTTATACAACAGCACCGCGTGGTGATCCAGCAAGAACTAAGGTGGGCACACTACCATGGAAACGCGAGGCCGATAGTATCACTGTATTGACGCAGCCGACTAAATTTACTCCAGAGGCTGTAGAAACAGCTAGGAAACGTATAAGTGCTCTGAATGCAGCCGCTAAACAGAGCAGAGAGGCGGGAGAGGCACAGGTACGGGTCTTGGAAGGGGCTGTTCTAAATGCATGGAATGCATATAGGACGGCGCCATCTATGCCGCTTCTGCAAGATGTCCTGCAGGCTGAACGGGCCCTCACAGCTCAGGAGGCAAGTCTTGGATCACATCGTGTAGTTGTTACACATGGGGATTACATGGCGACCTATGTTCCCCCTATTCCGTTAAAGCAGCGAGGACTCCCTGTCTAAAGACAGGCCTTACTGAAGCGGATAATTAGTAATCCGTGCTTCATTCTTATCACAATCCACCTTATCTGAATGATACTTGAAGCACACACCATTACGGTCTTGGTAAATGATCTTTCCAGCATTTTCCATGTTCGGATACTTGTAAATGACCGTAGCAGACGGCTTCAGTATATAGACAAAGAAGAATCCAATAAAGAGCCCTAGTAAAAAGGGAAGAAGATGAAGATGATTAAAGAATTTCATATAACCCTACTATAGTCTTCCATTATATATAGAGACTATGGCAAATTATTGGGCCCTTATGGAAAATCAAACAATTGCTATTGGAGTAAGTTTCCTGATAGGATTCGGTATAGCAGCAATGTTCAGGCCGCTATGTAAGGGTCCTGAGTGCATTGTTCTCCATGGCCCACCAGTCAAGGAAGTACTAAATAAGGTATATCAACTTGGTGGCGGCTGTGTAGAGTTTACGACGGAGGTTGTTGAGTGTCCTAAGGATTCTAAGGATATTGTTAAGACGGTACAACATGCCGCGTAGCCTGTCCAGATAAAAAATATCAACGTCCATCAAATGCCGCAGAGTACGCCCCTTGATACTCTTGATTCTTCGGAGCCAACGGCAGATGAGGAGCGTGTGCGTCGCATTCTTTCTGAGATGAACGCAGGTCCCGAGGGTCGTGTTATTTCCGAGCCCCCCATATCCACCTCTACGGGCGAGCTTCGAATGGATCCGGTAGCCGCTCGGGCCAATATTATTGGTAACTCCACTCCCTCCATGGCAGATTTCCAGTCTATGTTATTCCAGACTTCCCCCGGGATGACACCTATTCATCGTACCGAGCAGGAGCAGCCTGCACCCGCTCGCAAGGAGCCCAAGGCAGTCCCTCCTTCGTTATGGAATACTATCATGCAGTATGTAAGAGCACCTCTTGTTGTAACTCTTATTGTCTTTCTACTGAATCTCCCAGTGATAACCAGCATCATGTCGAGGTATGCATCCTGGATGTATCTCGGTAGTGGTGAGATCAGTATCAGTGGTCTGATTGTAAAATCACTTCTAGGAGGTGGATTATTCGCAGTGTACCAGGTAATCTCTAGTCTTTTTGATAAAAATTAACATAATATAGGATGAACGTTGTTCAGGTCTTTGTAAATACCCTTAAGTCTGCTGATAAACTAGGAATCAGTTTATTCGTTGCATCTGCAGTATATGCGTTAGTATCTAACCATAGTCACACAATAATTGCTGGTATTGCCTTTGTTCTTATGATGCGTGGCGCTCTTCCTAAGCAGACTGCTCTATCCCTCTTAGTTGGTGCAAGTGTAATCTTACTGCTCCAGACAAATAGAACAGAGGGGTTTGAATCAGGAACTGGCGCAGGTGTTGCATCTGCGTCTGGTTCTGGTTCTGGCTCTGGAGCAGAAGAGAAGAGCGAGGCCTTCAAGAATAAGGTAATCCTCCCTGATCACACTGATCGCAAGGAGCCTCTGGAGCTCGGTAAGCCGTATAAGCTTCCATCAGAGTCCGATGACAAAGGATATCACCTAGATTCTGGTACAACCTTTATGAATGCGTACAAGGCCCTGAAACCTGAGCAGATTGCTGCAATGACCAAGGATACTCAGGAACTCATGAACACCCAGCGTAATCTGATGTCCACCCTGGACGCACTCAAGCCGATGTTAAAGGATGGGCAGAATATGATGAATATGTTTGGGAGCTTTCTAGGCCCAAAACAATAGGTATAAGTAGATGAAGTTATGGATTATTATCCCAGTCCTAATTATTCTATCCTTACTTCTTGTCTTAATTCCTTCTCCTAGGAATGAGTGCTTCACTGATCCTGATCCTACTGCCTTAATCAAGACTCTGAAAACCCTCCTAGATAAATATGATAATCCTGAGATCTGGGCCCATGCCAAACGCGTTCGCACAATGACTCCTGGAGAATTAGCCCGCGATCATCTAAAATTATAAAAAGTGACACGGCCAATATAGTCCACTCATGTAGTACATGGATGGACAAGATTGGACACCCGTAATTCTCAGAAGTAAGGCGCAGAGTCAACGGACAGGAACAGGTCCAGAGGTGAGTGCTGCCGTTAAGGCCCAGAGGAAACTCGATACACCTGACATAGTCGTCCCTAAGTATCTCACTATCGAATCGGTGCAAAAGATACAGGAATACAGACGTCTAACATCCAAGACCCAGGTTCAGCTTGATCAGGCTCTGGCCTTTCCAGCAAAGACAATGAATGGTCTTGAGTCTCGTCGCCTTACGCCGAGTTCGCAGCAGTTATCTAAGTTGCGACGTCTAATTCCTGGTCTGGTCCTAGCGTAGAGGTGCAATACGGTCCTCCTTCATTTTGCGGTATAGACATATAAACATGCTCATAAATGAAATGCTGAGTCCAGTCGCAGCAATAACAAACCCCGTCGAGCGTGGAATATATTCAGAAGTAGGACCTACTAAAGGTGGTACTGTAGGGAGAATTAGAGGTATGGGTGTGGGTGGCGGAGCCCACATAGACGGTGTAGGAGATGGTGTTGGAGTAAATGTACCGGGTGTTAAGAACTGTGGCCCGCTAGAATTACCTATAGAAGGCATGATACTTAGTCCTACAAGAATAAGTATCACGCCTGTCATTATAGAACAACACAGATATGTATTCATACCGTGGCGGGTCACTGTATGACTGATCGTCAAATTTATTCATCTCTTAATAGGGATGGTGCGTAGTTCGCCAACAGATTGGACCACAGTAGTATTAGTCGGTATTATTGTTGTTGGAGGCCTTGTATGGTATAAACAAGGTAATCCCCAGGTGGTCATTGTCACTCAACCTAGTCCACCTATCCAGGTTCAGAACAGTCAAGGCAGTCAAGGCAGTCAAGGCAGTCAAAAACCAGATGTGTATGCAGAACCTGTAACGAGATATCCCATCGGTCTACCTACTGTACTGAGCCGAGGCCCCGTTGGTGCATATGGCCAAATTGGTATTCTGACCGGCGAAGGTGGATCCTCTTCCTCAGCTGCACCTGATCGTACTATTTTGCCCCTATATGGGCGCGAGATTGATTCCCGACGCGGACGGTGGAATTATTATACTCGGACTGATGGGGCTAATCCAGTTCAGGTCCCTATACGGTACAAGAATCGTGTGTGCGATGACGATGTGAATGGATGCGAAGAGATTTACAACGACGAATCTATTCATGTGCCATCTCTAGGCCGTTCTTTCAAGTCGACTGTTTATAAGAAATCCCTATTTGCGTAAGCGGTACTCGATAAGATACTTAGGAGTCTTATATTTCTTAGGCGTCAAAAGTGGTAGAGATGGTAGAGGCACATTTCTATACTGACCTATCACAGTCCATGCCATTCTATTATAGTATAACAATCTATGAGCGGTTAACCCTCGTATAATATCCATTAATACTCTAGGGAGTATGTCTACAGCTCTAGGACTTACGAGCAAACAAATGCCATTAGCCTGGCCCGATTCACTAGACTTGTCCTCTGTTGCAGTAACTAATGCAAGTGGGATTAAGATTTCTGCACCAAGACCTGGATCTCTTCAGGTTCTTACACGAAGACAATCAGGAGGTGTTGGTGATGGCGTAAATATTGAAGAAGATCATAGTATTACTGCAGATTACAGAGGGCAGCTCTACAGTTATGATGAAGCAATCCTTCATGTTCCGGGCATACATGTATTCCCTGGACAGAGTGCACCATATTCTGCTGAATACCATATTCATATGGAAACGATACATCCGAAACGGTATCTTACTCTTGTTATACCTATCAAACAAATTGTAGCTGGTACTCGTGATATCAGTGGACGCGATATTAGTGGTAATCCTTACTTTACTGCCTGTAAGGCACAGCCAGATGCAGCAGCAGTTCGCCCTACTCTTGCATCAATTCTTCCCTATGATTCTGATCTTATTCAGTATGTTGGCCCAGAAATACGTGGGCGATCATCTACACAAGGAACTGGCGATACGACCTATGAACACGCCTATCTTCTTGTCCTAACACCAATCTATATACGGGCCTTTGATCTTGAGCGTATACCCCGTGAAGGGTCTGCAAGTAGTGACCCACGTGATTTACCGGCGCCCGGCGTAGCACCAACAGCGAAGATTGAACCAAAGATATTAGCAACAAAGGTAAAGTTCTCTCCACGGGGCCTAATAAATCCCAATCCATATATTCCATCTGTCCCTGTTTGTCCTGCTCCTATTCCTAAAGAAACACCTGAACCAGAACCTGTTGTTCGTCAGGGAGGAGGTACAGGATTCTATGTTGGTATTTCTCTTGTCTTTACACTAGGGTTTTACCTGGGTGTCATGCTTATGGACTGGGTCCTAGGATTCATGTTCTGGCAGACCTTTTTTACCGGTATCCGTGTTACATCATGGGAGCCTCTAAAAGCATTTTATATAGCGGCTATAGTAATTAGTTGTATCTTATGGTATGATCAGGCCCTGGTATATTTTGGGCTTTAATAGTAGATGACACGGACAAAGCTAATTTGTCTCGGACTTTTCTTTATAGTTGTTCTTATACTCTTACTAGTATTCAGAACCCCTTCCGTAGAGGGGTTCGAAGCCCCTGTGTTGACAACATGCCCTACTGGATTTACTATGTATATGTATGAAGGGACAGCCTATTGTTGTAAGGGGACTGTTAATCGCGATGCTCTTTCTCTGGAAAAGACGTGTATGCCTCCTGTAACAGATATGGATAATTCATTTTGTACCCTGAATACTGGAACTCTAAAGATACCCAATTGTTCTTCTCTAATAAATGGTATCTTGTCATCAAAGAGTTCCTCTTTCTGTCCACCCAGTAAACCTAATTATTCTACCTCAAATAAGTGCTGCAAATCAGCTCTTACAGCAGATAATTCAGATTGCGCAGATAATTCTACCGGGTCCTGTATAGTAGTAGAAGGTAGCCTATTTACAGCCCAAAAAGGAACCACAACATGTCAGTATCAAGCCATGAAAGAAAAAGATAGTTGCCCTAGCGGAACTAACATGACAGAAACAACGGTATCCTCAGGTATGCTGAGTGGTATGACTATATATGGCTGCTCAACCTTGACGAACACATGTTATACGTCAACGTTACTTGCTGCTCTAAAGGCTGCGGGTAAGGATACTACTGGACTCCGAGACTGTTCGGAACCCATTGTCGTACCATTATCAATAATGACATCAAGCTCTAATGTCGCCGATGCAGCGGCAGCCGCTGTTACAACAATTACTGGATCTCGCTAACACCTATTCGCTATAGCACACAGAGCCTTGGTATCTAGGCCGCGAAAGGATACTGCATTAGAACCTATAGTCTCAGAAGGTCTGTAGCTCATAGTCTTTTTTATAGCGATCGCCTGGGGCCTGCCGCATGCAGGGAAAGCCGGATTTACTAGGAATATTGCCGCTATCACTAAGAGTAAAAGTCCAATACCCCAGAATGCTCTCATCTACTATACCATAATATTTTTATAGAGTAGTAGATGCGTATAGGTATTATCCTAATGCAAACGAGGTCAGATGAAGAGCCATATATTAGTCCAGACATCCGCACTTGGCTAACCGGTATTGACATAGTTCCTATCCATCCATCCAGTACAGGGGTCGAGGCTGCCGCTTATTTTGATTATATTCATGGTCTCTTTCTACATCCTGGGATAGCAGGAGAAGTACCCTTACCCGAACAGTCAGCTCTCGTTACTACATTCTTAAGTATGGCAAATTCGGCATTTAGCGCTGGTGAGTACTTTCCCGTATGGGGTACATGTCAGGGATTTGAACAAATGCTTCAATATATCGGAACTATAGATACTCTGGACCAGTTTGATTCGAAAGATTACTATAAGCAAGTTCATGGAGACATTTCCATGATGAATGCAGCTGAGTCCAGACTATTACACTGGGCCCCTCTTCATTTCTTACATCAGACCTATATTCCCTATTTTAACCATACTGAGGGTATTTCCTTAAAACGGTTCAATGCATCCAAGCTAAAAAGTCTCTTTCGTATTCTCGCCTTGACCCATGATCGTGCAGGTCGCGAATATGTAGCCTTTGTTGAAGGAGTTAAGATGCCTTGGTACGGATGTCAGTTCCATCCTGAGGCACATAAACCTCTTTCTGATTCTCGGTGGATGGTTGAGTTCTTGAAATCAGAATTAGCAAAATCAACGCATAGTGGCTTTGACCCTAAAGGGTAAAGACCCTAAAGGGTAAAGACCCTGGAGGGTAAAGACCCTGGAGGGTAAAGACCCTAAAGATGACAGGGTCAGATACGGCTATCCTAAGAAGTAATGTCAACCACTCTGAGTCATCGCGGCTATGCCATTCTTAAGGAGTCCTTAAGCGAGGCAGAGACCCGAGACATGAAGAAGGCTCTCACTGTAAAACCCAATGTGGCCCCAGGCTTCGGTGCTGCCGAGCCCTTCCCCCTCTACTTCGAGAGCGGGACACGCTGGTACGTCCCTCGCTTCTGGGGCCTAGAACGATACGGATCACCGGATGGTGATGCACGATCTGCTGGCAAGGATCTGCGGCCAGAACTCGTCTTCAACAAATCGCTACGAGCCGAACAGCTTCCCATCGTCGACGCCTTCAAGGCCGGTGACTACAATGGTCTGATCTGTGTTCCCTGCGGCTTCGGCAAGACCTTCATGGCCATCTGGCTTGCCTGCCAGCTCAAGAAACGTTTCCTCGTCGTTGTCCATCAGGAATTCCTCATGGAGCAATGGCGCAAGGAGCTCGAGGGCTCCATCCCAGGGATTCGTATCGGTGTGATCCAGCAAGACAAGGTCCAGACCGGTACCATGGAAGTCAAGACGCCTAACATCGATGAACTCAAGGTCCGCTTGAAGGCCCATGGCCTCAAGGTCGGCGGCACTAAGCAGGAACTGTTAGATCGTCTGAGGACCGTGGAGCCTGAGCCTGCACCCGTTGAATACGATTGCTGCATCTGCATGATCCAGACAGTTGCATCCCGCAGCTGGCCCATCTCCACCTTTGAGGGATTCGGCTTTGCCATCTTCGATGAGTGTCACCATCTCGGTGCGGAGCATTTCTCGAATGCCCTCGTATCCATTCAGACCAAGCATATGTTAGGCCTATCTGCCACACCCAAACGCATCGATGGACTTGATAATGTCTTTCTCTGGTTCCTGGGACCAATCCGGTATCAGATCAAGGTACGTGAGGCCGATGAGACAGTGGTGGTCAAGGTGCTCAAGTTCACATCGGCCGATGATGCCTATGCAGATGAACCGACAGATTTCCGCGGTGAGGTGAATCGGGCCCGTCTCTGTAACCAGCTTGCAGAATATGAGCCTAGGACGGTAGCAATCGCGAATGAGCTCGAACCGGCGCTCAAAGAGGGGCGAAAGCTTCTGGTTCTCTCGGATCGACGGAGCCACCTCGAGGCCTTCGAGACCCTATTCAAGGCCCGTGGCTTCGGGTCTATCGGCTATTACGTAGGCGGAATGACCTCGGATGCTCGCGATGAATCCGCGACCAAGCAGATTATTCTGGCCACCTTTGCTCTCGCTGCAGAGGGCATGAATGTACGTGATCTGAATACTGTGGCCCTCGTTACACCCAAGTCGCGTATTGAGCAGGCGGTAGGTAGGATCTTCCGTTTGAAAAAGGAAGAGCGCACCTTTGCACCAGAGATTTATGATATCCTGGATGTTCATCCCTCGCTCCAGGGCCAGTACAAGAAGCGGGTCCAGTTCTACGAACAGTGTGCCTATCGTGTTATGATCAAGGAGCCTGGGTCCGATTATAGGGATCGCAAGGTCAAGAAGGTTGAGGAGTTGCCTGCAGGGATCCCGTTGTTTAAGACTTAGGCCAATCTTTTCAAACCACACACATATGAACAATTGTATATTTTTGAACGCATTACATATTTTATTTGCCCTACGTTAAGCGAGTTCATTACGTGTTGAAATTCTTCAAATGATGGAAAAAAAGGACTATCGGCTGAATAAGGAAAATCTCCAACATCCGTATGATTTCCATTCCAGTGTGTTTCATATCCATGAGTTAATTTCATCTCGTTGTATAAATCTAAAGCTTCAGACGATTCGATTACAATCTTTTCATGCCAACATGTATCTCTATATGAAATATATAATCTATAACTCATAATTAATATCATTTGCAAATACGATTTTAGATAGTGTTATAATTAAATGTCTCCATCATCTGCAAGAAATTGCACGGTTGATCAAAGGGTATTTGAGATGAAAATCCATCCCAAATATTTTTTCTGGCACAAACAAAATATATTTTACCCTCCTTACTAAGTTTTACCTCAGATGGATACCAACATTTACACAGGGGCCGATCGACTATATCTTCCTTATTAAGATAATATGTTGGATCTCGAGCAAAACAAGTACGACCTTCTTGTTCACTAGCCCATCTATACATGTTCACAGTGTCATCTAAATCAGATTTAGTGTATTTACCTCCTCTAACCTTATACCATTCATTGCCTCCTCCATATTCTGTATTCTCTCTTCGTTCATAAAAGAATCGTTCTGTAATATGATTCTCTATACGTAAGTTATCTCCGCCTGATTCAGGATCTGGATTTTTCCATCGGTCAAGAATAAATTTATTATATTCCCCTTTTCTCACAGCATTTCTGTATTCCATATAGAAATCATTATCATTAACTTTATACAGTCCAATTAATTTATGTGGGGTATGACTTAGCGTATTCTTCCCACCGCGATGTGTTATATGTTCCTGAAACCTAGTAAATAGTCTAGTGGTTTCACCAACATAGATATAATCATCTTCGCATTCGAGTACATATACCCAATGTACCATAGGAATACTATAGTATTCTGTATTTAGATCAGGCCCCAAAGTTGAACACATACATGTTTGCCATATACGTAGTAATGCCAAAGATTATCGATATTAAGATTATCAGGGGACGAACCACGAAGGAAATTGAAGAAGAACTGAGAGAGCACACGATTAGGCGTAAGGTTGCCGAAGTACTTTATAAAGACTGGAAGAGTAAACACAGTAGACAGGATAACCCAGGAAGTTATGACTCTATAGAGTCTTGGGTGTGGAATGCGCACATTGGTAGTAATGCGAGTGAATTCACGAAGGTATATGAAAGACCACTGTCAGATTATGATATAGATCTGGCTACACGGGCAGGTATTACACGGCCAGAAAAAAAACCAGAACTTTCTATTGAGCAGCAGATGCTCGAACTGATTAAGGATGGATGGGAACCCAAGGGTGAGATGATGGTTTCGGATAAAAAATTCTGTCAGACCATGGTGCTCTATGAAGGGCCTACCGAAGATCTTCTCTCATAGGCCCTAAAGTTGAACTATGTCCATCTGTTTGAAGTGCAGTAATGCCGAAGATTGCTGAAATCAAGATTATCAGGGGACGCCAAGAAGAGACAGTCATTGCGAATAATAAGCTGCGCAAGGTTGCCGAAGTATTATATGAAGAATGGAAGAGTAAATATAAGACGACAGAATCGATTGAATATTGGGCCCATAAATCAAGCGAATCTGGAGGCAAATTTAAGGACTTATATGAACCGCCAATTGAAAAGAGTGCGGGTGCCCAACCAGAGAAAAAGCATGAAGTCTCCATTGAGCAGCAGATGCTTGATCTGATCAATGCAGGATGGGAAACCAAGGGAGAGATGATGATTTCTGACAATGTCTTCTTTCTGACCATGGTACGCTATGAGCCCTTTTAAGGAATATCAGAAAATAATAAGGACTCAAGTTCATATTGAGTCATGTCTTTTAGAGTCGGTTCATCTGTATGAATATCCAAGATATTTGCGGAAATAACTCCTGGATAGGTTAATAGGGCCCTAACACTTATCTTACTACCATAGTGATCTGCCATTATTTTGTCATTAAGGAACCAATAGGATAAGGTCATACCATAGTGTTGGGCCACAGAGGCCGGAGTAGTATTAAAGGAGCCATTTGATGATAGACAGGTATGGGCCTTACGGGAGAAGAGTCGTATCAGATCTGGTTGAACATCCGGATGTATCGAACATGTTAGTTTTATGATCATCTCCTACGTGTATCCTTGATTATAGTACCATTATCCATTGTGATCACACGATTTGCATAGTTCATCAGATAGGGATCATGAGTAATCATTACAACTGTCTTTCCCTTCATGGTTTGAGTCAATAAACTCTGGATAATAGCCTTCGTCTCCTCATCGACAGCGGCTGTAGGTTCATCCATAATAATGATCTCGGGCTTGGATAAGAGTGTCTTGAGGACCCACACAATCTGGCGTTGGCCACCAGAAAGCTTTGATCCATGGAGGCCTACAGAGGTATCGAGACCCTTGGGTAGCCTCGACAAAAATTCATCCAACTTCATCTTCTTCATTAGGATTACAACCTCTTCTCTTGACGGCTCAGGAGTTACACCATACACGATATTCTCGTAGACAGAACGATTCAGGAGAATCGGATTCTGCGGAATATAGCTGATTCGCCGTCTGAGTTCCTTTGTATCAAGTGTTGAATACGGCATGCCTTTCAGAAAGAGTTCACCTGCCTGCGGACTCTGAAATTTCATTAGCAGACTGATCAGAGTAGATTTACCGGATCCAATTTCACCCATAATAAGAGTTGTCTCATTCATCTTGAGATCGAGATTAAACTGCGAAAACACGGGCCGTTGCATATCAGCCGATACATAGGAAAAATCCAAGTCCTGGAAGGAAATACCCGTCGTATTTCGTGCAGCCTTTGAATAAGGGGCCCTTGCAGTCTTACATATATCAAAGGTACGGAGTCCATTTGCAATAATGCCAGATCGCAAAATTACATCTTGCCAGCTCCCCAATAAACTAAACATCTTATTCATAATCACAAACAATAAGATGAGTAAGGTTACTGCCGAGCCACCGCTCATGGCTCCACTCTTTACCTTTTTAAAACTGTAATAACATGCAAAAACAATAAAGACAAGCATAGATGGAATTGTTATACTCTTACTTATGAGAGAACATGACATAGTTTTTTCAGTATACCCTGCATACTCCTTATGAATTTCATCCATGCGAGCAAATTCAGCGTCGACCTTATCGAAGCTCATCACGGTTAACATATTCTTGATTATATCATTCACATTAGACATGATGAGACTGAATTTTTCATCTCGTTTCAATGCATCGGCACTACATACATCAAGAGAATATGTCAATGTGCCAAGGAAGATAGCAACAACCAGAGCGAGAGGCAGGCCCAGTTTCCAGTCCAAATATAAGACATAGGCCAAAATAGCAAGGATAGTTACTCCTTCTGGTATTACTTCCCAACGGATGAGTTCAATATGATGATGCATAATACTCGGTAACTTGATTACCTTGGAAATTAAGTCACCGATATCTACATCGCTATAGTTCGTTTCCTTAGTCTTAAAGACATGGGCCATAATTTTCTCACGAATAAACTTATATAATTCAGGATGCAACTTAATGTCGATATATGCAGATATGATATGGACAAGTTGAGCGACTACAACGATACCTATAATAATTCCTATATAGAGCGCTGACTCCTTGCCTCCCTTTATGGAATTGTACAGCTTACCGATAAAATGAGGCATAATTACATCTCGAATCGGGAAAAAGAGTAAGATACCAAGATACACAATAAAAAGTTCGCCGTGGCTTTCTATAAACTCTAACAAGAGTGTATTGAATGTCATATCATTGTTACATGATACATCGAGCATCTCAGACATCCCTTACTCTTCAGACAGAATTTCCACATCAGGAATAGGCCTCCGCCTCTCAACACAGGCCATGCACTCATCAAAGTCACATGACCTACAGTTCATGAAATGTGCTGTCCTGGCCCCACAGGTATCACAGGAATGATTAGGGAGCCATCTATAGGTTAGTCCACATCCATGCTCTGACTTGTGCATCCAGTGCTCAAGTACAGGTCTCTCCATGTTCTCTCGCAGTGCAATCTGTGGCAGGTCCATATTAGGGAAGGGCTGATTGCGGATATTCGGATCAAAGTGCTCGATCCAATAGGCACATTCAACAAAGTCGTAATCATCTTCTGTGTTAAGATTATAACGGACCAGAACACGCTGTTCATTAACAAGTTTGTCTGCTAACTCATTGTACTGCATAAGATGTAGGAACCCTCTATCATGGAAATCACTCACACAAATATTATGGGCCTCTCGAATAGTAGAATACGTCGTGGCATTCAGGCGACCGACCTCATTGATAAAGATAAGGCGATACATGCCAAAATGTATAGTGCTGGGTACCCATGTCAATTTTTAGCCGCCGTGTATAACAATGCGATCCTCCGCCTCAGACTTGGTTAGGACTTCCGCGTCAACTAACCAGCCTGTAATATCCTGTCTATGATCTCCCTGTAGCTGAATGAAGATATTATCATCCTTATCAGTTTTTACTGCTACCGCACAACTAAAGTGCTTCCGCATTGCTCTAGCAATACGATTTAGATCAAGGTCATCATCGAGGCCCTCAATCATCGTAATACTTTTCTTTCCTAGTTGGATAAGACGCAGGTGAATCTTTGTTGTAGCTCTGCTATGCTCTTCAAAGAGTAGACTAGTGTCCATGGTACCTTACCCTGAGCACTAGTGTATGAAGTCACTTTTTATTTGCGCTGTCTCCTAGAACGATTCTGTCTCCGCCTTCTCCGAGTACCACCGTGCTTATTGTAGCCACTCACGTCGAGGAAACGAGCACCGGATTCTAAGAGGGTGGCCGGGCCAACCTCGTAGCCGGCAGTATACGTGTTCACTGTCTGAGGACTGGTATAGGTGCCGCCCATCTGTGCACGAGGCATGTATACGGGTACCTTCCCTAGTTCATTGGACCCAACTACCGCATCGTAGCCGCGGCAAGACCCCCCTCTCTGTAAGGCAGCGCCGCAACCGCAGCCACCACCAATCTGAGGTGCAACACGTTGAGGCCAGTTACAGTCATTCGTATAAGAATGTACATCCAGTCTAGAGGCCCCCATGGTATCTAGTACAGACCCATTGTAACCCCAGCCACCACCATGCTGCTTTCGCTGTTGTCTCTGCTTTCTAGATTTAGCCATTACTCTACCTTATGCGAGTCAAAAAATTCATTCAGACTAGGAGAATCTTGAGTGAGTTTCTTAGCCTCCCATTTCTTAAAACCAGACTGCCATTCCACTTCTACACGGACAACATTCTTTGATGATCGTAGGGCTGTAGATATCTGCATAGAACGAATGAGAGCACGACCCAGAGAAATGCCATCTGCTGTAGTAAGATCCCATTGATCGGGCCCTGAGATTACTCTAGTTGCAACTGCTATTGGAGTCATTAGCTTTGTGTTTGAATTTGACTTAGGAATCTCGACCTTCTCTGGTACCTTGATTTCAGTCTTTTCCTTAGACATCCATCTCACACGTCGTTTCCGCGGTTCATCGGGCATAAGTTCCCAAATCCCTTCAGGCTTCATATCAGTCAGACGGGTCCATGGGGCCATTTCAATGGTGATTCCCAACTTATCCGCATCAAACATGCAATAATGGTCAAGCCACTGTTTCGCTAGACTCCATCGTTCGCTAAATGATTCTGCTTCTAGGACGCGGCCCTTCCATTGACATACATCCTCAATCCACAGTATTCGTTCACGACCTGATAAGGTTGCTTCTATCACCGTGGGTTTCCCAGTCTCATAGAATTGAGGATCAACGCGGATATTTATAATAGCCACACGGGATGTCGGGAACTTTTTGGAGGGCTGATCCCCAGAAACAAAGATACACAATTGTTTTTCTGGTATGATACAGAGAACTCCCGTCTTGGATCGATCAATAGGCCGCTGTAATGCGAACCATACATCCCGTTTCAGAGATGGCAATTGCTTGCTCTGAAATGGTATGGGGTTACTAGGAGGTGATAGATCTTTGAGTAGCTTAACCGACTCGTGATTTGCTAAACAGGGTAGGCGGAGAGTATCGGACCATACCTGGTTCTTAACATCCATCCTGGTGTATATAAGTATTATTTGTGTTTAGACTCTAAAAATTGGCGAAGCCCGTCGGCTCCATACCGTCAAAGGCAAAGGCATTTCCCACCATAGGGCCATCATTCTGAGCTAGCTCAGGATTGAAGCCAGGTCCAGCAGACTCTACAGCACGACCTGCAGGGAGATCCGATACCTTCAGAGTAGGAGGCGGCCCAGAGGGTTCATGAAACGACTGCTCAGGACGTCTCAGATTCTCCTTGAAATCGGCGGGCCCCTTACCATCACTCGATACGGGCTGCTGATTTATAGGAGGGTTGGGGCGCTGAGGAGGCTCCTTTTGCCGGAGATCAGCCTCGGACTGTCCAGCGACTACCGGGTATTGCTCAGACTGCTGAGGAGGGTCGGGGCTAGCCTCACCATGATCCTGACTAGGCCCAGGATTAGATATGGGCCTGGGTGGAAGTGGGCTACGCGTCTTTACCTTCTTTGTAGAGGCAATCGTAAACCACTGATAGGCAAAAAAGGCCACAACACACAAGACTAGACCAGCAATAACCCAATTAAGATTTAGCTCCATCGTTCTATATTGAGGTAGCTGAAACGTTTTGGCACGAAACGCGAGTAAATTTGACAGGGCAGACTATGAGTCAATAGGTTCTAACATGGTCCAAGTAGTAGTATTATCTGCGAACGGTGAGAAGAAATCGGCTGATCTACCTACAGTTACCGGGCCTATGGTTGCAAAACTATATCGGAAGGCAAAGGCGGCAACTCTCCTAGGAACATATAGTCAGGGGATTTCTATCTGGGGCTGGAAGGAAGGTAAGGCTGGTACAGAGAATAAGCACGAGTTGCCGCCACCCCATGATACAGAACTATTCTTTGGGGATGTAATTGCGACAATTCAGGAGGGCGATCTCGCGATAGAAGATTGGGATTCCTTCTATAATGAGGTGTTAGCCTTTGAGGATCTAGATGAGGAAGAGGCGGAGGCTGAGATCGAGGCAGAGGTTGAGGAGGTCGAGGAGGAAGAAGAGGATGAAGAGGAAGAGGAAGAGGCTGAAGGGGAGGCAGAGGAGGATGAGGTTGAGGAAGAAGTAGATGACGATTGTTATGATGATGGCGATGAAGCCGGAGGAGGATCTAGACGAAGGGCCCCACGGAAGAAGACCTCGCAGACAGTTGAGTATAGGCGTATTGATATGGGACTCAAGGCACGGATTAAGTTGCCAGCTCCTCTGGGTAAGAGGGCACCCAAGTGGTTAACAGAGCCGGAGTTAGAGGAGGAGACCTATACGTAAAATTTGACTCCATGTATCGAATAGTTTTTGACTACAAATGTCTCGTGAACATATTCAGGACCTGATTAAGAAGTTAGATCTAACGGAGGAGCAACAGGTGGACTTGGATCGAGGTATCTATAATGCCACGATTCAAGATGCTAAAAAACGGGGTATCAGACTCCATTGGGAGAATCCTGATTTCATCGAGATTTATAAGGCGATTGCACGCAGGACTCTGGCTAATCTTCAGCCGGATCAGTATGTAGGGAATCCTCGACTCCTGGATCGACTGAAGGAGGGCGAATTTCCGGCCCATCAGATTCCATTTATGACGGCCCGTGAGCTCTTTCCAGAGCATTGGCAGACCTTGGCAGATGAGCAACTGAAGAGAGAGACGACCATGTTAGATGGTAATCCTGAGGAAGGTTCCGATATGTTCAAGTGCAATAAATGCGGCAAGGCCCGGACCAAGTACTGGGAGATGCAGACACGATCGGCGGATGAGCCGATGACTATCTTCATCAGATGTCTGAACTGTGGTAAGGAATGGCGACAGTAAACTGCCTCACCAATACATTATGTATGTACCAGTAGTCTTGTCATAGGAAATCTCACTATCAGGAAATCTCTGAGTGATAACTGCACGTATCCGTGGAACTACAAGTTCACATGTCTTAATATCTTTTGGATTCCCATAACATCCATTAAATGGTGGACTGTACTTGGTTTCACCACGCGAAGCTGCATCAAATATGCTAGTTTCAATATATTCAACACCTTTAATAACTAACTGCGTATGATACTCCTCGTCTTCAAGTCTCTGTTTTTCATCTGCAATACGTTTCTGATCCCGTAGATAGGTTCGGGTATAGGTTGGCCCCCTGGCAGCAACGGCAATGATACATAGAACATAGAGGAGGAACATTATGTTAGTCCTCTATGGGCTGCTAAAGGTCAAATTTATATAAGCAAGGGGTTTAAGGGGTAAGTACTCAGAGACTGAGAGCTTTGCTCTCGTCAACTAAGATCAAACCTAATGAGGGCAGGATGCCCCCTACATCTCCCGCTTACGCCTGGAGGCCTCCTTCATGGCATCGCCCAGCTTAGCATTAGAATCACGCTGCTTCATCTCACGGTAGACCTTCTTGACAAAGTCGGTCCACTTGGAGAAACGCGTCTTACGATTACTAGACTTAGACTTACGCTTCACAGTCTTACGAGGCGCCATTATACCTAGGGGGGAGAATATAAAGTGAGACCCTATAATCTAACATAATGTATACTATCGCCTGTTCTTTTGGTGAAATCATTGATAAGGCAACTATCCTAGAACTCAAACTGAAGAATAAACGGGCCACAGAGACTCAGAAGGCTAACATTCAGGCCGAATATGATGGCATCAAGGCCCATCTTACACCTCATTTAGATGCAGAAAAGATGGTTATCTTTACAAAGACAGTCGATGAGCTCCGTCGCATTAATCAGATGTTATGGGGTCTCGAGGATTCCATTCGTGATAAGAGCCGTAAGCGGGCCTTTGATGATACCTATATTCAGGTTGCAGAGGCGATTCATAAGACAAATGATGAACGATTTAAGAAAAAACGGGTTCTAAATTCCCTCGTCAGCTCCACGCTTGTCGAAGAGAAGTTATATCTAGAAGAATTTGAGACCGTAGAAGATCATGCCACATATGGTCGGGCCCGTAAGGCCTTCGATCAGGGAAATTATGACACCTCTCTCCGCCTCTTTGAACGCCTGTGTGAGAAATTCAAGGATATGGAACCCAATGTCTTCCTATGCAGTCTAATCTCATCCTATGATACGAATGTGGCCTTCCTAGGAGTCGAGAACAAGTATACCCAACTCATGGATAAGATTGCTCCACATGTCCGCAATTATGTACCGGATGAAGCACATTGTCGCCATATCTTAATGAACTATGGAATGAATCTGATGCGTCGTAAGCAGTATGGACGTGCCACAGAGTTTGTACGGTACATGAACGCCCTAATTGCCCCCCAGATTGGCCCAGAGTCTATGTCATACTTCCCTCCAGGATCTACTGGAACGAGGCTTCTTATCTATATGGGCGGAGGATTAGGAGATAAGGTTATGTTTGCCCGTTTTATTCCGCGTATCTGCCGTGAACAGCCTCAGAATACTATTGTCCTGTTAGCCGATGATAGCCTCTACTGGTTTTTTTCTAGGGTATTCGATGAGCCTAATCTGACTGTTCTTCCCTATGCTAAACGTCAGACTCTGGCCTTTAACTATCATACCAATATTCACATGCTTCCTCATTGGCTGGGCCTGGAGTATGAGAATATTTATGAGGAGAAATATCTGAAAGGGCCGTTTCACACACCTATTGTTTTACCTACGTGTAAGAAACCTGTTGTCCTGATTAATTGGCACGGGAATTATGCAAATTCTCTTGAACGTCTTAATCGCGGTATTTCTCTCGAGTTGTTAGCACCCCTTCTTGCAAACAAGGATGTTCAATGGATATCGACTCAAAAGGAGTTTACCCCTGAAGAGAAAGCATTACTGTTCAAGTATAATGTCCTAAATTTGGGGCCAGAAGTAGACAACAATGGAGATTCCTATAAGGACACACTCGCTATTATGAGCCAGTGTGACCTGATAATTTCGACGGATACTTCCTTTGTTCATTTTGCTGGTACTGCTGGTTTCCCATGCTGGGTCCTCCTGACAAAGGGCTGTGAATGGCGCTGGACCCAGGATACAACAACTCGGTGGTATCCTAGTATGCGACTTTTCCGTCAGAAGACAGCTGGTGCATGGGCCCCTGTTGTCTCTGAGGTAAAGAACAGTCTTCAGGGCTTTGTAGATAAAAGTTCGCAAAAAGTACAAAAAGTTGACATACCAGCACTTGACTAGGTAGGGTACGGGACACTTAAGAAGGTGTTCTATGTCTCGTCTTTCTCAGCCATTGCCAAAGCTCCTTGTGCTGGATCTTGATTGGACCGTGTGGAAGGGTGACTGCGGTGTGAATTTCCTGGAGCCATTTACTACATCCAGTACAGGAGTTGTATTCGATGCGTACTTTCGGCGAGTATGTCTGTTTCCAGAGGTGAAGGAGATCCTCGCAGAGTTTCACGCGGCAGGTGTAAAAATCGCCTTTGCCTCGCGCAACGAGGGCTATGGACGGTGCAAGCAACTCCTAGAAGCCTTTGACCTGTGGTCCTATGCAGAGACTCTGCTGGCCATGTCCTCTGGCCGCTCCAAGAACAAGGATCCGCACTTCAAGATTCTCAATGGGACCACTGGCATTGACTACACGGAGATGCTATTCGTAGATGACCTGCCCCAGAATATTGACGGGGCCCGCGAGATGGGTGTGGTTTCTGTTCTGTGCGACCACATGAAGGGCCTGTGCTGGGACAGGATTGATGCGGGCCTAGCAGAGTACCAGACACGAGTATGCGGATTTCCACCTGCTCTGAAGGAGGAGACCTGTCATAGTGACTTCCCACCTGCTCTGAAGGAGGAGTTCTGTTATAGCCCACCTGCTCTGAAGGAGGAGACCTGTCATAGTGACTTCCCACCTGCTCTGAAGGAGGAGGTCTGTTATAGTCCTCCTCGCCTTGTCCTTGAAGAGCACAAGGAAGCTCCTGAGAACGAGTGGGATCGCCATAAGAAGTGGAGCGCCATCTGCGATACTCTGGAAAATGTAGAATTCTACCAGGCACGTAGGGACTGGTGGCATATTATGTACAAGTGTGAGCCGTCAAAGATGTGTAAGTATGACTGTGTTTCCCTAACAGACTGCTACCATGGAAAGCTGATCTAGAAGCGGCCCAAAGCTGATCTAGCAGCGGCCCAAAGCTGATCTAGCAGCGGCCTATTGTTTCTCAATATCAACCTGACCAGGTAACTCTTCAGACATCACAGACCCTGAGATATCAACGTCAAGTTCGTCAACATGTAGAATAATTGGAGAATCCATATCCATCTGTTGAGTGGATAAATCTAGCGGGCCTAGATTTTTGCCTATACCCACAGGGGCAGGACCAATCGTCTGATTTGATGCGAGGAGGCGCTCCTTCATTGCTCGAACAACACCACCCATGGCCACCTTTTCAATCTCTGCCTTACGTTCATCCAGACCTCGTTGTAGCGTAGTAGGGGCCAGTGGCGTACCCTTCTTATTCCGTACTGCCGCTGTAACTAGGGTCTGAATCCTCGAATCCAGATCATCCATCACCATCTGTTTCACAACACCTTGGCGCGTCTGCAGAATGAGGGCCGTATCTGCCGCCTGGCGGACCATTCGTTCATCCTTGCCATCATAAATATTTGTATGGAAGATTTCTCCTGCAATTTCAGGTTTCCGAACGTCAGGGAACTTAGAAAATTCCTTCTTAAATTCGGCAATCACGTTCGTAGGGATAGCAGGACTCTGTTCAATGAGGCGATCTAGTTCTGTCCGGCACATCTTTAAGAAATGCATGCAATCAGAACGCTCATCAGGATTGAGTGATAACTCTATAGCAATAAGACGTTGAAACTTGCCCCAGCTGATACCTGCAGATCTATTGGCTTCGGACCCCTGGGCATATCGTAGAAAATTAGCAACTGTGGAGATAATTCCTGTTAGAAGACTTACACCACCAATAATGGCCTGTGCAAACTTTTGAGAATCTGCATCTGGGACCATCGAGCTAAGACCAAAATTAGCAGTTCCGGTTAGAGTACTCAGAATGATTACAGGAATAGTGAAATACTGATTATAACTATTAAATTCTCGTTCTGTTTTTTCGTGCATCCAACGATAACAGGCTGCCTTATCGGCCCACTCTGCCATAAGAACTTCTACTTCAGGTGTCCATCCATTGTGAAATTTCTTTTCAGCCGGCTCACCTGCCTCTCCTGTAGGCGTTGGATTCAACATCTACCTTACAAGGAGAAAATGTTTGCATACGAGTAGTATGAGTGGTCGTGGACGTGGTAGTCGTTCTAGTGGCCGAAGAAGTAGTAATAGTGGGGGAGGGGGCGCTCCTGCTGGTGGGGCTGGAGGGCCTCCTGCAGCCTTACCTCCTCTAGCTCCAGGTGGAGGTGGAGGTGGAGGTGGAGGTGGAGGTGGAGTAATGGTTCCTGCAGGCCCTGGGACAGTCCATCGCTTAACAGCCGGTCTTCCTACGGAACATCTTGATTTTGCAGCAGTAAGAGAAAGAACACAATTTCAACGCCTAACAGATATGTTTTCCTCAGGAGTACTTCGCCCCTTAATGCAGGCTACCGGTTTTCTAGCAGGTAGCGTAGCCGGCTTTCAGGGCCCAAGAGGTCTTGGCCTGGCTGGTTCTCTCCATGATCAGCTCCATGCATGGTTAACTAGACCACCTGCAGAAAAGTCGGCACTGACCATGTTATGTGATGCCGCAAAGGGCGGCAATCATGAGTATGCAGAACTAGTTGCCTTCCAAGCCACCCGTGCTGATACGTTACTCAGAGGAGGTGTAGATCCCCGCCTAGTCCAGTTTGATGTAATGACATTTAAGTTTCAGAATACTGCCCTCCTAGATTTAGCTGTAGCCCTAGTACAGTACCTTGAGTACTATGCTCGTTCCACTGCGACCGCAGTTTCTGGTCAACGAGGCATCGGTGGGCCGGCAATGGATAATCTAGCGGCCGATGTGTTACGCTGTTTAATGGTATGGCTGCACACGAACAAGCTTCATGGCGTAGCCAAGGGCAAGACAATTGATGCAACCTCTGGTGTTCGTGTTGGGCGTAATGGAACACCCGCAGCCCGTGGTCTAGCATTAATGCGTGCCCAAAGTGTTGTTACTGCCGGCGGTCGCCCTGTGCCAGAATTAAATGATACGGATACCCAGGTCCTATGGACCGTAGTGGAGACCTTACAGGGAACTGCTCATCAAGAATTATTAGACTATTTCTTAGTAACCATCGGTCGCCCAGACTTTGGGGCCCTTCAAATGAGAGATATATTAAATCCTCCCCAATGGGATCCCAATCGGCAGCCTGCACCTCCTGGTGGTGGTGGCGGTGGAGGTGGCGGCGGTCCATCTCGTGAAGTGGTGGCTCTTCAGGAACATCTAGCACATCTGGAAGCCGATATCGATAGAGTCTTACCAAAGAAAATTACAGGCCTCCATGGTATCAGACATCTGCTAGGAAGAGATACCAGAATATTATATTCTTCTACTCATGTGGCACGTACTGAGAGGAGAGCAATGTCTGAAGAGGGATCTCATGCATCTAACAGGTCGAGTGATTCAAACACTTCTGGCGGAACTGTCAATAGTGGTGGCGATCCCTTTGATCCTAGAGGGTACACCGGTCCTCTTGTTGGAGGACCTGCTAATGGTCGCGGGGCCCCTACTGAACCTAGACCCTCTCTTAGATTAACTCAAGGCCGGCAAACACAAAAGAGAGGGCGCAATCATTCCTTACATGTATCATCGAGCAGTAATACAACTCTTCCTAGAGGTAAGAGTCGCAGATTAAAAGAAACGCTAGATGAGGAAGAAACATCTAGTAATCGTAGACGTAGAGGATCACGTAAGCGCCAGGGCGGTGGACGGAGGAGAACGCGATCTCACAGGTGAACAACTAATAACTAATTCCAAGGCAAAGATTACTAGGACCATAGGAAGCCCATTCCATAGTCCTATTAATACCGAACGAGCCATATTTTCCGAGTATCTAGTCTGCAAGGAATCAATTTCCGCAGATCCAATCCTGGTACAATCACCCGTTTGCTGAGTAGCGCAACGTCTAACAATAGCCGGTATCGTTTCAGGAAGCCACCATGCAAAGGCTGCCGCCTCATCAAACCATGGGTCAACCAGCTTAGAATCCACATGTGCTACAGATATACTATAGATCCGTTCATGAACCTGGCGAACCTCCGTCAGTCCTGCCTTATCTAATAACTCACGGATCCTATAATCCTGCTGGACCACGTGGCCAATACACGCGGCCCACAGATCACCACGCAACAAGGTTCGAACTATAAGAGGTTCCATAGAGTCAATCCAGTCTAACATATCCATGATACGAGGATCACGATATGTTAGATTGTATAGGGTTTTAAAGTGCTCGTAAAAGTCGGTAAGAGATGCATTCAGCCGATGAGCTGGCAGGGGCTTATACTGCATCAAGGATATCCAGGGATCCTGCAGAGTCTTCTGATGTGTCTTATTCAAGATTCTGACTCTAGTTTTCCAGTACGTGCATTTACTTGTTGGATACCATATACATGCTGCCGTCTTATTTGCGACAGCCTTTTCAAGATGGGCCCGTGCTGCATTTACGCGTCTTAGAGCAGGAGCCCATGGCTCTTCTATTTGAAGAGTAGAGATTGCATCATTAAAGTCTAGATGCCAGGATAACTCATTTTTTCTAAGATCTGTTAGACTCTTCTCAATCTCTGTTAAACGGCGTTGAACATGTGGAACCTGGAGAATCATGGGATGTTTCAGGGTTTCCTTAATTGCTGCTACAACAAAGGCCCGCGGGATCTCTTTCTTTTCACTAAAGGAAAACTGTTCCTTCATAATTGCTAGCGTGAGACTTACGCCTCCTAGAATAGTCGAATACTTATCTGCATTCTGATACCCCTGAAGACACAGACTGACTACGAGGGACCATAGAAAGAGCCGCACAAGCCACATTATGTTAGGCTGTACCGGTTAAATATGCGTCACTTTTTGACTCGTCTTAGTAGGGATATGGTTATGAAAAAGATTATTATAGGAACTCTGATCTTTATCATTGTAATCGAACTCGCCTGGATTTTCCGTTCTCATAGCGAGGGATTTTCTTCTGTTATAGATACTCGTGTTGAATTCCCTGCTACAGATCAAACAGAAATGACACCTCAAAAAGATACATGTGATATAGAATGGATGGAATCATTGACTCGTGCTGATAGACGGGCGAGGCGAGGCCATAATTGTAATGTAACGAGTAAACAAATTGGCCCAGACGGGACCATGATTCTAACAACAACAAAGTCATGTGAAGACGGAATGGCCCATACGCGCCCAGGAGATCGTATCTATATCCCTGATAATATCAATACAGTCAATCGTGGAGATACTATACGACACGAACTCATCCATATATATCAACGACGGAATCCTCAGGCATGGACAACCTTTTACCAACGTTCATGGTCCTATAGTTTGTTTAAGGACCCGCCATCGGATATGCCTTGTGATCTTATTAAAGGACGACGCTCAAATCCTGATACTGCAGCAGAACCATGGGCCTGTTGGCTTCGCCGCTGGTGGACAATTCCGATATATAAGGATGCGTATATTCCACGACTTCGTGATATCACAATACTATTTTGGGATTCGTGGAAAAATCATAGTTCAGAAACTCCTCCTCAAGAATGGACTGCATTCTTTGGTTCGCCCGGACAACCAGAACATCCTAATGAAATATCAGCATGTATGATAGTCGCAAATGATACTCGGAGCGAGGCAGGGCGCCGCTTAATGACCTGGTGGACAACGCAAGGAATTTATGTGTAAGAAGTAAAAATGAACACAATAGAAATTATTATTGTTCCTACGATAACCGTACGTCAATCGCGTAAAAGTGGTGCACCCAGACATATCCCATATACTGTTTCACCTCTTGATAACTGGCGTTTTGGACCAACAAATCCTGTGTCCCAAATAAGGGGATATGCGACGGACGCGAAAGCAAAAGAAAACGTTTTACGAAACAATAAATGATAAATGGCTAACAGATACTCCGCTCCCCAATACAGAATCGCGGATAACCCAGACATTCTTTATTCGTGAAGTAATTGATAAGGAACTTGAATCCATTATTTATAGGACAAAGGAAGGCCCTATAGTGGAAATTCATGAAGCCTGGGCCAATGCATCTAAGCTAAAGGTCCCTTATGGAATTTCGTCGATCATCATGTTGATGCAAAATATGGTTGGGGTCCGCGATATTTCGGAACGTATGGGGTGGATGCGTCGTAGTGGAATGAATGCACCCCTTGATATCTATGTTCAGGGCGACCCTCGTGATCATACAAAATGCCGTATTTTTATCGAAGAAGGTCAGCCAAGTATCGGTATTCCTGAATATTGGTTAGACAGAGAACATGCGTCTATTAGAGCGCAGTACTCTATCTATTGCAAACGTCTGGCTAGGACTATGGGAATACCAAATATTCGTATGGGCTACGAAGCTGAGGAGGAGATGGCCCACCAATATCCTAAGGGTACAGACCGGTGGGATGTCTATAATCGTATAAATATGTTAACATGGAAAGAACTGACTAAAACGTATACAACGATTGATTGGTCAGCCATGTTTGTTGCTTACGGTCTTAATGAGGAGGATCTACCAAAGCTTCTCTATAATATCACATCGCCAGCATTTGTTCATCGTCTTCAGACACGTATGACCGCTTGGTCTGTAGAGAGATGGCAGGGTTGGTTTTCTCTTGTTGTAGCTCAGTGGATTGCAGGTAGATGTCCTCATGGGCCTCTGAGATCGGCGTGGTTTGCCTTCAAGGCGCAATTCCTAGAAGGGATGAAGAAGGATCAGGCCCCTGCTAAGCTCAGTATGGAGAATTTATATGCACTTCTTCCTCAGACTCTGGGTCACTTGTGGGTCAAAGAATTCTGTCCTGAAATGTTGCAAAGAAATATAATGAAGATGGTTAAGGTCATTCAAGGTGCTGCTGCCGAGTGCATTAAGAGAACACCATGGATGTCTGATAAAACCAAGAGAGCAGCAGTCAAAAAGCTTAGAATGATGGATATTCAAATGGCTTGGCCCGCAGAATGGGACGATACAGAGCGTGGATGTACTCTGAATGATAATTTAGTCGATAATCTTCTAACCCTGGCCAGTAATCGTACAGATATTAACATTCACAAGCTCCGTAAGGGTTGTGGTAAGCGTGACCTTATTTGGGATCGTCCTGCATATGAGGTAAATGCCTTCTATTATCCTGAAGAAAACAAGTTTGTGATGCCGGCGGCAATTATGCGAGATCCCTTCTATAATTCGACAAGGAGCGCAGCATGGAATTATGGTGGAATAGGTGCAACCATTGGTCATGAGCTTTCACATGGCTTTGATTCTGATGGTCGTCGCTATGATGAACATGGTGATCTTCGTGATTGGTGGACACATCATGATGCTCATGAATATAAGGTGAGAGCTCTTAAGTTAGCAAAGCTCTTTGATTCTGCTTATTATCGTGGAATGCAGGTTCAGGGATATCTAACTCTTGTTGAAAATATTGCAGATCTAGTGGGCCTCCGTTTTGCTCTAGAAGGCCTCAAGGATCATTTGGCCAGAGAGCCCAAAAAAGAAGAGATGCGAGAATTTTTTACATCATATGCAGTGAGTTGGCGGGCCAAGGATCGCTTAGAGAAGGCCAAAAAACTGTTAGAAATGGATGTTCATGCTCCGCCGACGTTACGTGTGAATCTGATTGTGGGTCATTTCGATGAATGGTACGAGGCCTTTGATATCACCTTGGATCATCCAAATTATGTTAAGGTAGAACATAGAATTAGGATATTTGGTTAGTTTGATAGACCTTCGGTCTTCAGACCTGATAGAGGCCTAAACTTGACCGTACATGCGGATACACTATAATCTTCAATGGGTTCTAACATTGAAGACTATAGGGTTCTTGATCAGCTATTTGTCGGCAATGGTATAGTTGGATATAAGACTGTAGATGAATTTGCTGAAGAGGTGAATGGTTTTCTACAAAAGGGCTATACTCTTCATGGCGCTACATCGATTCAAGGGCAATATAATGGTGACCTCAGTGTTACGCAGGTTGTAATAAAGTATTCCAATATAAATGAGAACAAAATTAATAAATATAAGCTTGTTCATGGACAATTCAACGATAAGTTTGGAAATCAGCAATATATGGGCGGTGAAAAAAAAGATACAGAAAATAAGCGCTTATTTGAGATGACTGTAGGCGAAGATCTGCGAAGCGGTTGGTCTCTTCATGGTGATCTTCAGTGCATTAAAATGAGTAGAGAAAGCCCTCACTTAATTCAGGCCCTAGTCAAGTACCGACCTGTACTTCTGATGCCTCTATAACCTGTCAGTCTGATGCTGAAGGCATCAGAGCAGCATCAGATCTGCTAGACGCCAGTACTCGTAATTGCCATCGGGTAAAGGCCTCTTAACAATATACGGGAGTCGCTTGGCCTCCAGTTCCGCCTTAGCAATTTCATAGACATCTGTGAGGTAATCAGGGATCTCCATGTAAGGGGCGTCACCATGGGCCAGATGCGATGCGCGAAGACTGAGAATCTTAGTCCGCTCATACAAGGTTAGGAAGGGATATGTACAGTGGTTGGGATCCCTTTCCTTGGTTGGAGGATAGGCCCCCTTGATTACCAGAAGATTCAGAACTTCCTCCTCATAATCAGGCATAATTTCGGGGTGCTGGTCAAGGAGAGCCTGTGTCTTAATCGAAGGTGCTTCCGTAATACCAAGAGCATCTGCCGTCCCGGCAGGGCCAGTAAGCTCTCCCGTGTCCTCAGCCTCCTCCGGACCATCTTCTACTGCAGCCTCGGGATCTTTTACATCGACATATTCCTCAGTCTCCATATCTACTTAGTTAAAGGATTATAGCAGTGGAGGTCAACTTTAGGTGGATTCAGCTTCGCTGAATCCGAGATATAAGAATTCTACGTAAACAATAAGGGGCATGGATTTTCCTCGTGTCAGAACTACACGGACAAATAAAACCAAGGTTAGGATCACTAGAAAACAGATAGGTGGGGCCCCTAGTTACTCACCTAACCCAGTGCCAAAATATTTTACAGAACAGACATATAAAGATAAATGGGCCGCTAAACTGGCAAAGCCAGAACTTGTTAGACTATTAACGGATCCTACCTTATCTACTGCTGTTGGTACAGCATACTCTCCTGAGTATTATACTGCCTGGCTAAACGCTATTAAATACCAAGATCACATCTATCGGGTCGGTCTAGAAATCATTATCGAAGATCTTACTCAGAAAACCGATAAGGAACAGCAGTATAGTGACATCCTTACTAAAATTATGTCGAATACCTTACCTAAGAATGCAGATGTTGTGTCTCTATTTACTAGCCTTGAACATATCTTATCCTTGACTCATGGATCCACATTTAAGGTAGGAGATCCTACAAACAAGTTTGAGCACATGTTTAGAACTAGAATGCTGGCACCACAACAGAAATTTCCTACACTCGAAACCGAAATGGCGAATCTATTGCTAAATCCAAAACGGATTGAAAATATACTTGTTCAGAATGTTGCTAGTATAATCGTCATGCTAAAGGAAGCTACTAATTTACAGGATATCCTACCTTCCCTAGCTAATCCCATTCTAAAGGCGGCCCTAATCAAGAAATGGATGTTTTTTACTATTCATGGTACGGAGTTACAGACGAATGAAGATGTTCGAGATGCATTTTTAACTGGTTCCGAGCCATGTAAAAATCCCGAGATTTTGGAGTTCTGGACTGCTTTTGTAGATGAACTTGGAAAGGCTCAAGGGCCTCCTAATGCAGCCGAGTTCCCCTTTGACGATAATGGAGTTTCCTATGGTATACTAGCGGCAAAAATGGCAAAAAGCCCGACTCTCTTAGCAGATATTGCAGCTGTAGCGATACCCGACTTAGTCTATGAGAAAGCAGCAAAAGATTCAATTCCTGACGGGATTGAAGCCTCTCCTGTAGGAGGTATCTTCAAAAGACTTGTGCCTAATCTTGTCTTTTTCCTAAAACATCTTGAAGGGGCCATCGAAGCATCCTAACTACACATGACTCTAAATACATTGGTCGGTTCACATAGAATAGGATCAACCTCTTCTCGCCTCAAAAATTCATAGATCCCTGTATCATAACACGGGCATCCCTGAACAGGCGTACCATCCTTAGAAATACCAGACAAACAATTTACCATACCACCAGACCATCTCGTCTGCATGAGGCCCTTTACGACCTCATAAAACTCTGGAGTCAAATAATAGTCAAGAGGAAAGAAACAATTTATACAATAAATTAGCTGGGCCAGATCACGCCCCTTCTTATAACAGATATCCGAAAAGGGAAACCAGGATCCCGCCTGAAACAGAGTACCTGAACAATCTCCTAGACAGGCAAAACCGAAATCAATCAGTGTCACTTCTAGACCAGTATACAACTTAGTTGAATCTATGGTGAGAACTACTGGTTTACCTACACGAATGATTAAATTATTTACCTTCAGATCACGATGATTTAAGGATAGATTCATCTGCAACTTATGCAGGATAAAGGCGGTTTGTCCAATAATCTCCTTAAACATTCGTGAATTAATCTCGCGATCCTTACACCAATTCTTGCTTAAATATTCTTGTAGAATTACACCTTCAACATATGACATTCCAAAAGACATGGAGCCCCATGCGCTACCTATCATCTCGCCATAAATTTCATAAGGGCGAGGTATAGACCAGGGGGCCACTGTCTTTTGCATAGTCTGCCAACTAAGAACATGTAAATAGGCCTCTGATGCATGCGATATTACTTCCGATTTTAGAAGGGCAGTTTCTGTCTCAGGAATAACACGTTTAACAACGACCTCTTCTGATGGTGTAACCGTTGTGTATGTCTTGTCGGGTCTCCTTGCGAGAACCATCCGCCGCGCCTTAAAGATTTTCCCATATGTGCCAGAATCATGGATGGCCCCTACAGTGTAGCCAATCAGTGTATCTTGACCTTCATGCTTAAACAGACTTCGATTAAGAAAAAACCATTGTTCACCGTCTATAGCCTGCCGTTTCCCAATCAAGGGAATATCGCTTGCAATAGATGTTATGTTAAATCCATGAGAACTAACATCCATCCCCCTACGAACTGGCTTTGTTTTATACTTTCCGAATTAACCTTTTAAAACGGGCCAAAGTTGACCTGTGTTGGGTACCGGCCTTAACCCGTACGAATGCTTGTCTATGGAATTCGCTGCAGCCCTTCAGATCTTACTAATCTTCCTTCTGATGCGACAGCCGATTATTATCTGGATTACAGTCTGCTTGTCTTCCCATATTACACTAAGCCGACCTCTGTGAATTCGAATGGGTATCTGACGCCGTATTTCTGGGGCATGGCAAAGAGAGTTATTCAGTTTAATGGCAATGTCTCTGAGATGGACTTTGAGCAGCCATGGATTACGGATGAAGAGCAGGAGGTTGTAGAGGCCCTGCAGCAGGCCTATCCTCATCTTCAGCCGAGTTGGTATCACGTACCTAAGCTTGCGTAAGTGTTTAATCTAGGGTGGGGACATAATCTTACGTTCGCAGTCGGTAAGATTACCTTTCTTTAATCTTTCTATATATTCTTCTATAGGGATTAAGAGTTTTTTTTCTTGGCAGTCAATCACTGATTCCAAAAAATTCAAATATGCATTCTGTGTAGATTTATCTTCTTTACCTCTCCAAAATAGTGTAGTTAAATCAAAAATATTTCTTATATCTCCATCTTTAAAATCATCAATTGTTATTCTTCCAACATCAAAACAGGGTATAGGCTTAGCAAAACAACCCTTAGAAGGCTTTACACTAGTAGATGAATTTATAGAGCCTTTATACGATTTAATTATAACAGGCCCAGTAAAGTTGCGTAAGGTGGACTCTAGAGTAATAATTCGATCATTTATAATTTCATAGGGCGTTTTCTGAAGCGTACAGTCCAATACACTACCAGGAATACTCTTACATGAACGCATTAAACGTTCTAATTTTGTAAGACGATCTTCATTTACATTTGGAGGATCACAGCTTAAACTATTTAATCCATGAGCCTTTTGTTGGGCCTCAAACACTAAGGCTTGATGCTCAGGAGTACTCTTAGAATTTCCTTCTGAATCGGTCTCCATACCAGCATTGCCTACATCTCCTTCTACAAACTGATCAGCACGCTTCATCAGAGCACATGTGCGTTTCTCTAAGTCATCTAAACGCTTCTGTAAGGCTACAAGTGGATCCTGTTCATTCTTTTTATCCTCAAACCCATCAACAGGATGTACTGTTAGACAGAATAAGATTACTACGAGGACAAGAGAAAAGAGAATACCTATAAAGTACATAAATGGTTCACTGGACTTTGCAACCTTCGTATTGATCGTTGTATCTATACCTGGCCCTTTTTCACCACTAATAAATGTATTACCAATATATACAATTAGTATTCCTATAGGAATTAATACAACCATGAGTAAGATAGAAATAAATGAAGTAGGTTTAGGGTCGCCACCTCCATATTTTGGTGATATAATAGATGTTATAATTACAAGGGCCAAGGATCCTACTCCTAACATGGCCATTAAGGCATAGAGTGAGTTTTCTTTTATAGTGTTCATCCCTTATTCTTAGTCCTCTATTTTTGTAAAACTTGACGGCTAAACCGTATGATAACTGAGTCACAATGCGTCTCTATATCTGCCCTGAGCCCGCCTTTATGGAGATCTATGAGAATGCAGTACGGGAGTATAATAAAACACCGTATGATTCCAGAAATTCTGGATTTGATCTGTTCTGTAATAGTGCTGATGTAGATAATGACTATTCTCAGTATGCAACCCTAGTGGGCCAGGGGTGCAAGGCCGTAGCTATCGATGCCAAGGGGAAGAATCGTGCATATTGGCTGACTGCGAGGTCTAGTATTAGTAAGACTCCTTGGCGTCTGGCAAATTCTATTGGTCTCATTGATGCAACGTACCGTGGGACTCTCAAGGCGGCTCTAGATAAGGACATTACCGTCTTAAATCAACAGCGTCTAGTACAGCTGGCACAGCCTGATCTGCTTCCTTGGGACATGGTGTCTGTCGTGAGTGAGTTACCGGGGCAGAATACGGCTCGTGGTGCAGGCGGGTTTGGCTCTACAGGAATCTGAGTATATAAGTAGATGTCTTGTCCTTCTTACATAGCATTTGGGGCTAACGCCGAAAGTACGCGTCTAACTACTCTGGAAAACTGTGTACAAGCAACCTTTTTGTTAGAGAATCCTCCATTGCCAGCAGTATGTCCGCTAAAGTTAGATCCGCAAGTAGTCACCACAGTAACTACTAGATTGGAATCTACACGACTCTTAGCCAAGGTCGTGGAGTGCCCATTATATGTGCGTGAATCTACTGGGGGCTCCTGTGGTGCATATCGGACTATAACGCCTCATGGTATCAGACCCAGAGTTATTCCCAGGGCAATTATTAGCCAGGGACCAGGATACACTATCTCGACGCAAAAATACTCTAATATTACTGGTATCCAGCAACTAACCCAACCAGTTGTAGGCGTAAGTAGCGGAACATTAATTGCAAAAAGAATTGCAGCCTTAACTCCTAGTACCAGTCGATTTACACCAGTATTCTTTCGTACGTTCGGACCAAACACAACCTCTTCTGGTGGCCCCTTGTATATTTGCCCGCCAGTCAAGACAGCACAGGATCCTGGTGTTCCTGTTGCTCGAAATGTGATATGCCGGCCTGGAAGCCGAGTAGTTGCTTAAATTTATTGCCAGTATATAGAATGCAATCCAACGAATATCTCAGAAGAAAGATACAGGCTATGCCTAAGGTAATCGCTGCCCCGACTCCTCTCGATTCGAGTACGTACATTTTTAATAAGAACTTAGATGCAAAGAGGAACTGCTGCACACCGAAGGCAGTATATCCTATAGTCTTTCCTTGCACACCTATTCCTCCTGATGTTGGAACAGCTTCACCGGCAGATTCTTATTTGGGAATTAAGCCAGCTGCGTATTATTCTGATAAGTGTCCTGCAAAATCGGGGGCACCACCTCAACTTAATCTGACTAAGCGTTGTTCGTGTGTAAGTCGAGGGAATCATAATACTCTCTGGGCTAACAATGTACCGATCGTGTTGGGCGCCACAGAGATTCCTATGGCAAAGCAGTGTACTGTATGTTCTGGTAGTGTAACAGGATGCGATGAAAATGGTTTTGGATGTTAAAATTTTCATTTATTTGATTTATCTACAGTACCATGCAACCTCCGACACATTACAGGATCTAGAATATTCATGTCGTTATCTTCTATTGGAGCATGACATGGATGTTGAATGGCTGCGGCAGCAGGGCCAGATTCGGGCTGGCAAACCGGGCATAGTCAGATAGAACAGAGCCCTGAAGAATCTATAGTACCACGGAGTGTGAGGCACACATATTTATCCTTGGTATAAATTCGTGTATTATTTGATTGGACAGCCTTTACAGGAGGAGGGGGAGGAGGAGGGAGAATGGATGCTACGGGTGGCGGAATTGGAGGTAATATGACCGAGCGCGGCGGCGGCGGGGGAGGCGGCGGCAGCGGGGGGGGTGCACGTATACTTTCCAGAGGAGGGGGAGGTAAGGGGGCCGGCGGAGGCGGAGGCGGAGGCGGAGGCGGAGGCGGAGGTGGTGGAGGCGGCGGGG